TATACCATACTGAAGATTTTAATGATTATATTGAAAGTTCAGAATTTATTATGGTTATTGAAACTTTCGCATATATTTGCGAACTTCTAGCTTATCGTTTCGATTTAAATGCTCATGAAAATTTTATAACAGATGCTAATAGAAAAGAATCTATATTAAGATTAGCTAAATTTTTATCATATAAAGCTTATAGAAATATTCCAGGTAGAGGATTAGTTAAAATAAAATCAATTTCTACAACCGAAAGAATATTTGATTCTAATGGAATAGATCTATCGAACAAATATGTTAACTGGAATGACCCTGTAGATTTAAATTGGAAAGAAAAGTTTTTAACAATATTAAATTCTACATTTGAACAACCATTTGGATCGGTTTTACAATCTGATAGGGTTCAGGTTCAAGATATATTATTTGAATTATATTCATTGAATAATGAACCATTATTCAATAATGTTATATCATATTCTACTTCCGTATCTAATGAATCTTATCCTTTTGAGTTAGTTAGTTGTGAATTGAATGAAAATGGTCCATATGAAAAAAGACCAGAAAAAAATCAAAAGTTTAATTTATTATTTTTAAGTGATGGTTTAGGTGATAGTTCAGATCATACCGGCTTTTTCATGTATACAAAACAAGGTCAGCTTCAACGTGAAACATTTTCATTTGATGGTATAACACCTAATCAAACTATTGATATTTTGGTAGATAATTGTAATAATACTGATGTGTGGGTTAATAATATAGATCCTATTACTGAACAAATTATAGTAGGAAATGAACTTAATAATAACCACAGAATTGGTGAATGGGAACAAGTAGACTTAGCTAATTCACAAAATATTGTATTTAACACTAATCCAAATAGAAACAAATACGAAATTGAAACATTAGACAGGGATAGATTCAGAATTATATTTGGCGACGGTAATTTTGCTGCAATACCAAGCGGTTTGTTTGAGGTTTGGTTTAGAACTTCTATTAATGCTGAATATGTAATACCAGTTAGCGCTATTCAGAATGTTTCTGCATCATTCAGTTATAGAGATAAAAATAATAAATTACAAACGTTAACTGTATTATTTTCTTTAGTAGATCCTATACAAAATGCTGCGCCAAGCGAAAGCATTGAAAATATTAGGAGAATAGCGCCATCTGTTTATTATACACAAGATAGAATGGTCAATAATAAAGATTATAATGAATTCTTATTACAAGATAATTCTATTTTGAAAATGAAGGCATTAAACAGAACATTTGCAGGTGATTCAAAATATGTATATTGGCAAGATCCTAGAAATTTTTATGAAAATGTAAAATTATTTGGTGATGATTTAGTTGTATATTTTAGAACTGGTCAAAAGCAACAAGTAATATCTTCTGGTGATTTACCGGAAGAAGGTGGAAATAGTGCAGAAACTATTACAGCATTAATTAATAATTATATAGTTCCTATCTTTGATACTGAAGAGTTTTTTATAAAACAAATACTTGATGAAGTTCCGCCAAATGCATTACGTAAAAATTTTACAGATGCAGAAACTATATTATTAAGAGAAAAATTATTAATATTAATAAACAATAAACCAGGAACATTATATTTTGTATATGATGTTCATACAAATTTATGGTCATTTACAAATGATATAAGCTATTCAGAAACTGCATCAATACATTTAACGGCAAATACCAATGAGTGGGTTTTAGTATATAAAACTAAAAATTTAGTTGTTCACAGCAACGAAGTAAAATTCTGGATTTCTAATGACAATAGAAAAGTTGTAACGTATGATACTTTAAAAACGAATTACGATGAGATTGTAATTTTAAGTGCAAATATTGGATCAAATGGATGTTCTTTAAATAGAAATTATACATTCAGAGTTATCAAACAAGATATAATTGATGTTGGTGTAAATTCAGGTTTAGAAAGCATACATGATCTCATAATTGTTCCTAATGATGACGATGGGGACGGTATTCCAGATGAAGTTACACTTCCATATTTAATAAAATCAGGAAATTATGTTTATTTCCAAAGAGAATGTCATAATTGTGAATGGGTTTGGAAGCCAGCAACTCCTGAAAATTTAGCACAATATCAACAGGATTTGCAAAATGAAACTGGTTTTTGGAAAAGGGAAATAGGTAGAGAATACATAAATTTCTTATGGTTACATAGAACTCCTAGATACCATTTGATAGATCCGGCACCTTCAAACATTATAGATTTATTCATTATGACAAGAGGATATTATAATGCAGTTAATTTATGGTTAAATGATAGAATAGAATCTAAACCTGAACCTCCTAACACATTTCAACTAAGAAATGATTATAAAAATCTGTTAGGGAATAAAATGATTTCCGATTCTGTTATAATTCATCCAGGAAAAGTAAAAATTATTATAGGCAAACATGCGCATGATTCGTTAAAAGCAAAAATAAAAGTAATACGTTCTATTAATAATAGATCGCTCACAAATAATCAGATAAAAACTATAATAGTAGATGCTGTAAAGTCATTTTTTAATATAAATAAATGGGAATTCGGTCAGACTTTCAATTTCACAGTATTAGCTTCTTACATACATAATACTTTGCCGGTTGAATTAGATTCTGTTGTTTTAGTTCCAACTAGCCCTACACACATTTTCGGCGATTTATTACAAGTATTTTGTAAAGATGATGAAATAATTCAACCATCTATAAGCGTAAATGATATTGAAATAGTAGAATCATTAAATCCGAAAATTTTAAAACAAACATTATAATGCCTATTTTTTAACCAATTGTTTAATAATAAATACGAATACAGATTAAGGAAAACTTGTGAATAGTTCTGATTATTCAAAGAAGCGTACTAATTTAAATGATTTAATACCAAAAGTTAATAAATCAAAATTACTTGATTGTATAAATGAGAATTTATTCAATCGATATTTAACTAAGCCAGAAACAGTACGTTATATTGGAAATGTAGGAGATGTTGATACAAATCCAAATGCTATTCCAAATATAGCAGAAGTTGATGAGTTTAGAAAACAAAATCAATTGCAACCAATTATTCAGCATTCTGTTGGTACAGTTAAAAAATTTTTATCTTTTCAAGAGTTTTTAAAGAAATTAGAATTAACTGGAATTGATATTAATTCTTTTGATGATTGGGGTAAATTGTTACAATTTAATTGGAATCCTCCCATCGATTTTGATAAACTAATAAATTATAGAGATTATTTCTGGAATTCTACATCAACAGAACCAGATTATATAACAATAAAAAATAATCTTACACGTAGTAAAGCTAGATTTCAATCTGCTATCAGTAGTTTGTTAGAAATAACAAAACAATATGATATTTACAATACAACAATAAATTCTGTAGAGATCAAAGGTAATCATACTAGTAAGTTTTCTACTGGTGATTATATAATAATTGAATCTGATCATGGTGATCATATAATATCTAAAGTATTTTCTTGCTATTATAATAGCGGAAGCCAGAGAACAACGATAAACATATTAGATGACATACCAGATTATCCAGTTAAAACAATTTCTAATATTATGATATATGATGTCACAGTAAGTGACTCAACAATAACTGTAAGTGGTGATTTAACTACCATATTTAAAAAGGGATATGTATTTTCTATATCAGATGGATGTGATGTTTTATTATTAGTTGAATCTAGTTCATTCGATCCTATTTTAAATGTTACAAAAATTAATATTATGTCAGGCCATCATACGTTAACTGATTCAGTTAGCGTATTAAATTGTTCGCCATTAATTTTTTTATTATACGGTGAAGTTTTAGCAAATTCACAAGATGAATTTTTATATTCAGAAAATTTATGGGATATAGAAGATGTTAAATATTATTGGTGTAATAAAATATTAATATTTTCAGGTGAAAATGGTGAATCTACTTTAGGGCAAGATACTTTAAAAGATACAACAATTAATTTTATTACGTCTGGTATCATTGCTGGTGATATTTTACATATTACGTCTGGGACTCAGATCGGTCAATATGAAATTAAAGAAGTATATGATACGGCATTACGTTTAAACAAAATAATGTTTAACGAAACAGGTATAGAATATTATATAAGTAGAAATAACAATATATTAAATGTCTCGTCGCAAGATATTGTTAATAGATTACGGTATGTTAATTCTATTGATGAAATTCAACAATTTAATGGCGTTATTTGGAATACTGTACTTAAGAATGCGTCTTTATTAACGGGCATAACAGTATATAAAAATTTTAACGTTTGTAAACAATTAGATGATTGGTCATTATCTAATTATTGGGTCCACAAAGATCAAATAAAGGATATGACAGATAAAACTCGCGCTCAAATTCCTATAATTGAATTTGATGATTGTTTGGAGATGTCAGATACATCATTAGCAACACATGAATGGGATTACAGAGTTAATGATAATTCTAGTTATGTACAAACAGATATACAACCTACTTTATTTGAATTACATGATATTTCTTTAGTGGATGGTAATGAGTTTTATTTTGATGATTATTATACAATAATATTTAATGAAAAATATGGTAACTTATTAGATGGTATATCAGTTGGTACTGAAATACTTTTGTCAGGTTTTGAAAAAAATAATGGTTTTTATAAAGTATCTAATGTTGAATATTTAAAAATAGTAATTAGTAATAGATATGTTACAAAAATAACACTTGAACAAGCATTAGTAGATATTTCAGATTTTCCAATTGGCGGAAGAATATCACCAAAATTTACTAGTTTTGGTGATCAATTTGTTTATGATAAACACCAATGGAGATTTAAAGGCATAAAGGATATAAAACCATCTAGTTTAAATTGGACTAAAAATCCGATGTTAGATGAATATTTTTATTCGTTCGTATCTACTGATTACTCTTCTAATGTATACCTTTCTGCACAAGAATTTAAATATACATCACTAGTTCAAGGACCGCAAATAATATTTGATAACATTTTGCAAAATGTAGTATTATATGATGATTATCAAGAGGGTGATATAAGAGTTTATATAAACGGTATTAGACAATATGGAAATTTTTCAGATTTAGTTAGTCAGATAAATGTTGATTATGTTGGTGGAATAAAGTTTGATGATTCTATATCTATATCTGAAAGTGACACTATAAGAATAGAAGTAGGTGAATATTTCTTAGAAGATGTAGGTAGAAGAGACGTATTAATAAATACGCCCGATTCAGTAAATACAAATTTAATAATAAAAGAAAAATATAATCTAACAAGATTAAGAAAAATTGAACAAAAGAGATTTTCTAGAAATTCTTATCCATTTTTTAAAATTTTCAACGATGATACAACTGAAAATGATTCTGCATCAGAAATATTTAAGTATGTTGAACAATCTGATATGCCGGTTAATCCATACATTCTCAAGAGAATAAAATATGATTATACATTAAAAGATTTTGTTTTTGAAAATAAATTAAATAGTGAAAATCAAAACATTTATGCATATAAAAGACATGGAAATTTTCATACTGTCTGGCATCATGGTAATAATAACGAGTTATCAGTACCACAAAAAATAGGAGATCAATGGGACATTACCGATTCATGGTTTTATAATATAGAACACGAAAATAGAAAATATATATCATTACGTGATATATTCAGACATGCTAGTAGTTGTATAGAAAAACAACAAAAAGATATCGTATATTTTTCTAAAAATAAAAGCAAATATTATTTACAAACAAATCCAAATAAAATTTTAGGTGGAACCATAAAAGAACATAATGGCGGGTTAGATTCATTGATTTCAGCTTTATTCAGTAATACTGGCACACCTCCAGAAATTATTGATATGGCAGCATCTCAGTATAATATGTTATTGAATTATATAAAAGAAATATACAGAGACTTATTAGTTTCTAATATAAATTCTAATGCAAATTTAACTTATGATGGCTTTTTAAATAATATAATTTCTCAAACAATAGACGTTTTCGAAAATAATGATTTATTTGATGAACTGTATGGAGATTCTTTAAATACTGGAATTAAAAATTTCATATCATCTGCTACTAGTATGGGGATATTCAAAAAAGTTGTCCCACATTTATTTAAAAATGAAAATGGAAATTTATGTTTGACTCATCATACTGGACATATGTCTCAGATTATATTTACAAATGCAGAATTAGAACAAATAATACAAGCACTACAATTTACAAATACTCAGAATGTTAATAATCACAATGACCCGTTGCCACCACCAACGACTGTTGGAGAGATATTAATACGAACTGATCTTCAATTAAAAACTAGAAAGATATACAAAACATCAAATTCACTTCAGTGGTTTCAAATTGACCCGATTGAAGTTCTGGCAGAATTAATGTTAAATATTGAAAATAAATTATATAACGATTGTAAAGATTATACAAACAGATATGACTTTAATGTAATTTTTAATAATAATTTATTTTATAAAAATTATAAACAACAGTTTATGAAATTTATATCTAGATACGGTATAGATTTTCCATTTTCTATTTCAAATACATTTAAGAGTCATGATCCGTTCACATGGAATTATTTTTATAGTCCTATACCAGAACACCCGAAAACTTCTTTACCAGACCCAATGACATTTGGTTGTTGGCAGGCTCTATATGAATATGTATATGGAACTGCCTATCCACATGAACAACCGTGGATTTTACAGGGCTATACCGATAAACCATCTTGGTGGGATGATACATATTTAAATACTAATCCTTTGATTTCTAGGAAATGGAATGGATTAATGTGGTTAAATATTTTAAATGGTATAGTACCATCTGGTAAATTATTACCAGATGGCAATATAGCAACCGGTTCCATAGGTGATATAGAAGATGTATTTTTATTTTTACCAGTTAATATTTTAGATACACCGACAGATGACGGTTATCTTCCAGATGAATTGCTACCACCGTATTGGAATAGTTCTAATACAACAAGCAATAATATAAGAACTATATTTGATGTAAATTCTAATTATAGTGTTAACACTCCTAATTTAGATTACGAATTTGGTCAAAATGGAACATATGAATGGGTTTGGAAACATTCTATATGGCATAATTATGATTTAATGACTGTGGCATATAAATTAGATCCTATAACATTTTTTAATTCTGTATTTGATTCTGAATTTAATGTTATAGATTGCTTACAAATAGACAAGCGTTTACATAAAGTAAGAAATCATAAAATTACATTATTCCATGGGGAATTAGTTGATAATAAAATTTACAAATCACATGGTATTAATCAATGGTATATATTTTTTAATAGATATAATTCAATTGATGGTAATATATCATCGTTTAAAGATACATGGAATAATTGGAAACAAAAGCTATCATACTTATTTTCTGGTATGATTGATACTGATAATTTAGAAGTATTCAACTATAATTTTGATATAACAGATAAAGATTTTTCTTTAGACATATACAAAAGAACTTCTTTTGATAAAAAAGAAATGACTGGTTTAAGTGCTACACTACTTTCAGTTCCATCAAAGTATAGTAAAAACAGAGATAACGGAATTGGATGGACTACTGAATTTTCCTCTTTAGGAAATAGTGATACTGTAGATGTTTATAGACCACAAGCGTTTGATTTTTATGTTGATCTAGATAATAATTTATTTGTTATAAGCAAATATAAATTAATGGCTGCTTCTATAGTAATACCAGTAGGTTATCAAGATATAGATTTTTCACAAAAAATATATAATTCTTATCAGACAGGATTGTCAAATTCAAATTTTAATTATAATTGCAAGGTTGTAGTAGACGGATCTATCACAATTCCTATAACTATAAAAGGTTATAAAGCTCAAACCATATCACAATTACTGACAGAATTAAATTTACAATTATCATCACATGCCGTGGCTAGTATATATTACGGTGATATACGAATTCAAAGTTTATCTACTGATATTAATTCTGCTATTGATATAACAGATTTGGGTTTGTTCTCTTCAATTACAGGATTTTCAAGTATAAGACCAGCAGATAAAACCGAATACGAATTCCTTAAGTCATTTAAAATATATAAAAATTTGATGAGAGACTTTCCCCCAGGTTCTCAATTCACCATTGATGGTAGTTCACAATTTAATGGCATATACAATGTGTTAAATTCACATTTTGACGTACAAACACAAATGACAACAATTTTTGTTTCTAATAATGTTCCAGTTTCGAATGATATTGTAGATGGATATGTAATACCAGGAAATTCAAGGACATTACCAAATGAATGGATTGATGGAACAGAACTTTTTGTAGAAACAAATGGAATATTACCAAATCCTTTAGACCCATTTACTCCATATTATTTTGTTAAAGTAGATGATTATTCTTTTAGGTTATCTAACTCTCAGAAAGGCGCACAAAACGGAAGCTATCTATCAGTATTATCATTAGGTTCTGGCTCCCACGTTATAGGAAAATTATCTAGAACTTTCAAAGCTCTTAGTGGCGCTATAACTAATTATCCTTGGAGGGTCTACGAAAGTGATAAGAGAAAAATTGTTACAGAAGTTCTTCCATATCAAACATCCGGTATTCAAGATGCTGTAAACTTTTTGATAGGTTATAATGATAAATTATTTGATGATGGTATTATATTTTCAAATAAAGATGCAGATAACAAAGATAATATTTATGACAGAACCAATGATTGGCAATTTTTTATAGAAAAATTTATATCATGGGCATATCAAGTTAGAGCAATAAAACAAGAAGATACATTAAGATTTGAGGTTCGACCTAATGTAACTGACAATACTTTAGAAATTCAGAATGGTGCGTATGTTAATTGGCCTAATGGAACAGAGATATTATTTGTAAAAGAAAATAATACAGTTTTGCCTACACCATTTAATAATCCATTATCTGAATATATTCCATATTATGTAATCAGAACAACTTCTAGTAATAGAATTCAGTTGGCATTATCAACATATGATGCTTTAAATGGAAAAGCCATTAATATAACAGATTCTGGAGTTGGAAAATTTTATATTAGAACTACAAATAATATAACTAATTATCCATCTTTGGTTTTGAATCCTTGTAAACATAACATTTTTATACAGCATCCACAAGGAATTATAAGTGACATTTTTAATAGAACTGATTATTTTTTTGCAGAAACACCAAAAGTATATGACACATTTGGAGAATTGCTGAATAATCGAGAAATTTTAGTATATAGAAATGATAAAGAAACAAAAATAAGATTAGTGGAAGATATTATAGAAAAAAATAGTAAAGAGTTTTCATATAATAAAATAAACTCAAATGATATAGTATCAACTAGTGTTACTTTAAATAATGATATTAAAGAAATTGGTGGTTTCAAATTATTTTTAGATGGTTATGAGCATATATTAAGTTTTAATGATTTATCTGTTGATAACTCATTGATATTTGATAAATTTTTAGGATTGAAAACACCAAGATTCTATATGGAGTATAGTAGAACTCCCGATTTTACTCTCAGACCCAATGTTGGCGGTTATGTATTACAAAGCGGTAAATTAGTTGATAATATAGAACATTCAGTAGAAAGTCTCCGGTATCTTTTTGATACTTATAATTCTTCAGAAAATAGATCAATAGTCGAGCGATCTAGAAAATCTATTGGTTATGATGGACCAAAAGATTACATGGATGATTTACAAATAAATGATAAAACACAATTTTTATTTTGGAGAGGAATGATTCAAAATAAAGGTACTAATATGGCAATAGATTCTTATGTGAATCAGCCAAAATTTTTAGACGCAGGCGTTGATGAATTTTGGGCCTATAGAATAGCTTGCTTCGGCGATAATAAAGAAAAAATATATCCAGAATTAAAATTGTTTGCAAGAGATGCATCAACAAAAGAAATGAGGGTTGAATTTGTAACTCCAGATGGTGGATCATTAAATGATACATTTGAGCCTGTTCGTTTGACAGATTTACACAGATGGTGGAATCAACCAGATCAGTTATACATGCTATCACCAAAACCTTCTTTTTACTTTGATGTGCAAGTAACATCAATATCATATAATATAGAAAATGAATTAGAAATACATACAAAATATGCTAAAACTACAAAAAATGAAATAAACATAGTTAATTTTAATAATACAGTTCCAATCAAAGTAATAAATGGAAGATATATTTTTAAGTTACCGTTAAAATCCGACAAAGTAATAGTTACATACTATGACAGTGAAACACAAACTAATAAACAATTATCTGAGGGGTATGATTATAATTTAATAAACACAGGTGCAATAGAATTTTATGACATATCAGGAAAGACTAACATAACAGTAACAACTTTATCATATAATTATGATGCTCAAAATCCTGCTACTTTATTAGATAAAAAATCTGATGTGGTGATGAAAAGAATACCAATATGGCACCCAGCTATAGGTCATCATTATCATATACCCAATTTCGTGATAGATATACAATCAGACAATGATAAAGCCATTTATAATTTTGAGGATACAAGTGCCAATGAGACTGTTTGGTTGAAGAATAAAGAGGGAATAGTATGGTTAGATACGTCTAAAATGTATTACATACCATATTATGATTCTAAAATATTTCCAGATATTAACTATCGTATCTTTAATTGGGGGCGCATGGCCGATTTTGGTGAAATAGTTATGTATCAATGGACAGAATCTTTGGTTCATCCTGAAGAATGGGGATTAGCAGTTGCTAAAGATTTGAAAAATAAAAATTTATTACAGAATGATAAACGTACAGGTGAGGCTTATTATAAAATATATAGAAATATAGAAGAAGAAACTGGAATGCCACCAATTTGGGTGGAACATAAAGATGAAATATTCGAATTTACAGTAAAATTAGTAGAGCCAGATACTATAGTAGAAAATCTAATTCATACGGATGCAAAAGTATATATTAATGGTTTTTATGTAGGAACTTTAGATTTAGATTTATATTCTTTACATGATTATTGTTATGGTGCATTATTGGAAAATCAAATTTCTAAACCTAAACCACAAGATATTGTGACACTTGTATTTGAAGCGCGCATGCCTACACAAGATGAGTTAGATGCTGGAGGAATTTACAAAAAAGTATACCCACATTCTTATGTAACTAAACTAGATCCATTGAGCAAAAAAGAATATAAAGTTTACTATTTTTGGGTAAAAAATAAAGAGAATAAAATAGCTCTGACTGGAGACTCCTTAATAAATCTGAAAGAGGCTCAAAATCAATTACGTTTTATACCAGAACCACATATGATATTGCAAGGGTTGAGAACGCCAGAGTTCGGTTATGGCTTAGTTTATGGTATTGTTTATGATGAAGATGAATATGAACTTCCTTATAGATATACACAATTGGTAGTTAAAGGGTTAGAAAATACGATAAAAGATGATTCTAGATATGCTCTACGATTTACAAGAGATTTTACGTTACGTGACGAATTGCCTTCACCAAATTCATTATATTCTCCTTTATATCTAAAAAATGTACATTGGGAATGGAAATTAATTCGTGAAAAGCAATTAGCTAAAATAGATATGTTTTTATGGGATAGAGTCATAGAAAGTATGATAGGAAAAAGAATTGTTTCAGGAACTGTTGATGAAACAAAATTATTACCATCATTAAATAGGACAGTTTATGACAACATTTATAATAGTGATACTCGTTATGGTCTAGGTGAAGAACAGGTATTTATGGATGGAGAATTAGCAAAATATATTGTCAATAGCATGTTAAACGACCCAAATATAAAGTATAATAATGTAGATATTAATGAGTTTTTAAAAAATAATAATTTGAATAGTGAAAGTAATATTATAACTACTATGTATGCAATATATAACAATTTTACAACAGAAGAAGTCAATAAAATATTTTTTGAATTATTGCATGCAGCTATGACGCATAAAAAACATCATTCTGATATATTTAAAACATCATGGGTAGCATTACAGTCTACTATTAATGTATCTTCTCCATCTATTGGTGTTATAAGATTACAAAATTTTGAAAATGGATCATGTCCGTCATAAATACTAACATCTTTGGATTTTCAAATGATTGACCCAGATAAAAAAATATCAATTATAGATAATTATCTACGTAGCACTAAATTTGAATGTCAACATCTCGAAGGGTCTGCAATAGAATATATACCAAAATTTTATTGTGTAAATGTATCGTATGGTGATAATTTAGTAAAATTGGCATCAACAGCAAATTTTTTAGAATGTCATGGAGTAGCAATACAAAATTCTTCTCCACAAGAACTTATTAAATATATTAGATTTGGCGTTATAGATTTTGGTGAAAATATATTTTCTGCACCCCCAATGACTCCACTTTTTTTAGGTAAAAGCGGAGAATTAACTACTGTTGTACCAAATAAAGGGATAATGCAAAAAGTTGGTTTTGTTATGGATGCCAATTTAATTTTTGTAGACATAAAAGATTACATTAATATAGAATATGTAGCACCATCTATTACACCATCAATTACACCATCAATTACACCATCAATTACACCATCAATTACACCATCTATTACACCATCTATTACACCATCAATTACACCATCAATTACACCATCAATTACACCATCAATTACACCATCAATTACACCATCAATTACACCATCAATTACACCATCAATTACACCATCAATTACACCATCAATTACACCATCAATTACACCATCTATTACACCATCTATTACACCATCTATTACACCATCTATTACACCATCTATTACACCATCTATTACACCATCAAATACGCCAATACTTGTTGTTGAAGAAGAATTTATGTTACAATCAAACGTCGATGCATCTTCATATGTGTCGTATGATATGTCAGATTTAAATATAATTGCATATAATTATGATTTTCCAGATTTAGTTTTTAACACTGAAACTTATACAATACTATCCGCCATTCATAATAATCATGCAGTTTTGGTCAGGTATGATTCAATTTTAATGTTGGTTAGATATGGTTCTTCATTGTTTATAACTTCATATTATGATGCAATAGTAGAACCATATCCATGGAATGGTTCTTGTTTTCTTTTTACTAGGGATGTTTTATTTACTTATATTGATGGAACTGAATATCTATTCGTGCCAGCGGGACAGGGTTTTACGGAAGGAATACCGCCAGAGAATTTAACACCTCCAGGTTTGTTAATATTTACTATAACAAATAATCATTTAAATTTAATTTCTAATACAAATATGCATTGTAGAAATATAGGTAAAGTTGGAGATTATTATGTAATATGTGAAAATTATAGTTTTCATACATACACGTTTGATAATATAACAAATACATTTACTTTAGTTGATACATATACTTTTGATGATGAAATAGAATATATTCAATATTATAATAACACTGTTTTTGCATATGTATACACAGGTGTAGATCATATTGGAAATTATTTTTCTGTAGATAGTTTTGGAACCATATCATTAAATAACTCTTATACAATTTCAAATTTATTAGATGTTAAAATGGATACCATTACAGGCTATGTGACATATTTAGTTGACACATCAGATTATAACCTTCAAATTTATTCAAGTGGATTTATTATGACTGATCATTTAGGAAATGAACTTTTTAATCCACTATATGATATGGGATCATATGCATCTTCTATGCATGTTTCCGGGCGTTCAGGTCGTCATAGAATTTATTTCCCATTAAATTCAAACGGTTATGCATTTGAATTTGATGGTAATACTATTTCTTCTTTTTCTTTAGTCGATTTTATAGATCCATCTAATGAAGATATTCAAACAATTGCATTTGGTGAATTGAACTCTATTGATATTGATCCAAATATTACATTGACACCGACACCAACCCCAACAATTACACCAGATGTAACGCCAACACCATCATCATTTTGATTATAAAAATAATATTTATAGTAATAAGCATGAATTAAAAAGAATTTTCAATAGCATAAATAAGTAAATAAAAAAATTAAATTGAATGTCAAATTGTTTTTTAGATATACTAACTGGAAATATAATATTACATTCTGGTCAGGCACCAGATAATGATAAATGGCGATCTATAAAGTTTAATGGTAATTCTGTATCAGTAAGAAATTACGGAACAAATTTTTATTTTAATATTTTAGATATAAATGGCCAACAAATATATCCTAACAATATAACATATAATGATACATATATAAATTTTAATTTTTCAAATAATGTTATTGGACTTCTTAACATATATTTTATTGAAAATTCAAAACAATTTGTAATAGTCAGTAATACTCCATCTATTACACCATCTATTACACCATCTATTACACCATCTATTACACCATCTATTACACCATCTATTACACCATCTATTACACCATCTATTACACCATCTATTACACCATCTATTACACCATCTATTACACCATCAATTACACCATCTATTACACCATCAATTACACCATGAATTACACTATGTGTTATACTATCAGAAAGTGGTAGTTTGCCGGAAGCATTGAATGCTATCTCTTGGTTTGATTTAACTGATAATCAATATGTCAATAAATCCTTGAGCAATTCTGATTCAGTAGACGATGGTGATTATGCTAATTATATTGAACATATAATTAGATCTAATATAGAATTTTATGCAACAATTTCTACTCATGTATGGAATGAGACTATTTTGCTTGGTATAATTATAAATAATACAATAACTAAATAATAATTTTAAAATAATGAATAATGACTTTAAAAAAGACTTGGATACTTATTTTTATGACGCACAGTTAAGGCGTTATATAATTCAATTTATGGCAATTTTTTCCGGGTTAAAAGTAAAAGTCGGAAAAAATTCAAATGTTGATTCATCTAATGATTTTGTAGAAGTTCCAGTTAGATATGGAAATTCTAGTAGAATAGTAGATGCAATTATATCAGAGAATACGCAAAATAAGCCGTTAAGTTTACCAGTTATATCAGTTAATATGGCTGGTATTGATTTAGCAACAGAAAGATTAAAGGGAATAGGTGCTCAAGAGCGTACTACTAATCTGCCAAGAGGTGGAGCACTACCAGACGATTTAAAAGTAATTTATAAGCAGGTTCCCGTTCCTTATGATGGAATGATGGAACTTAGCATATACACTAGTAATGAACATGAACATTTTCAAATATTAGAACAAATTTTAATGATATTTGATCCAACTTTACAAATTCAAACTAGCGATGACATACACGATTTTGTGAGAATAACTCAAGTTCAATTAAAATCTATTGAGTTTAATACAAATTATCCAAAATTGTCAGATAAAAGAATAATAGTAACTAATCTAAATTTTTTGGTGTGGTTTTATTTAGTTCCACCCGTAAATATTAAAACTAATTTTATTAAGGCTGTTAAGTTAAGATTAGAAGCTATTAAAAATACAGAAGATGTCAATGAAAAAGTCAGAGAAGTAAATAGGTCAGATCCTCCATATAAAGTTTTATATGATATTGATGATATGGACATTCCACCAAATTAATTTAATAATATTTTTGCATTCATAATAAATATCTGTAACATCTTATTTTATTTTAAGGAGATAACAGATGGCACAATTAATTAGCCCAGGCGTAGACGTAACCATCGTAGACGAGTCTTTTTATATTCCAGGTCGTGCAGCGAGCTTTCCACTTATTTTTATTGCAACAGAAGATGAAAAACTACAACCAGATGGGGTTTCGCCTGCTGTTGGAACATACGAACATAATGTTCTGAGAACTGTTACTAGCTTACGCCAATCATTGCAGTTATATGGTATTCCAAAATATTTACGTTCAGCTTCAGATGCAAATCATCATGGCGATGCTCGTAATGAATATGGTTTGGATGCATTAAATAAATACTTAGAAATAGGTAATAGAGCGTATGTAATTCGTGCAAATGTAAATTTGAATGATAATATACAAGATATCAAAGCATTATGGACTCGTAAAATTCAGATTGCAGCGGATTATTTAAATGAATTAGTGTCTAATTGGTTACAAGAATATAATTCTGTTAATAATTTATATCCAGCAGACCAATTTTATAAAACATCAGTTGATGGCGATACTTTAAAGGTACTATTAAATGAAGCATTGAAAGATGTATTTAATATGTACAACTTTAGTAGAGAGGCAAAAGATCTCCCTGATGAAAATCCAGTAAATGATGGTAGAACATCATCATTTCGTGATGAATTTTTGTTAAGTAATTTAACAGCTAGACCAGCATATCAAGATGTATTAACAGAAACTTATAACGGATTTATTACTTTGGGAGATTTTGCAGGTCTAGACGAAGACGAAGAATATCGTGCAAGTATATACATAGTTGGTGATTATAATAATGACAATAATGCTGAATCAACAACAATTAATCTATCTTTTAGCGGTAGTGATATTATTACATTTGGAGATTTAGTAGATGCTATAAATTCTCAATTGAATAATTATGCTACGTGTGAATTGATTCAAGGCGCTATAAGAATAACCAGTACATGGGAAGGCCCAACTTCTAGCGTAGTAATATCTGACGGAATTTCTGGTTCATTACCATTGTTCGCATCTTTAAGCTTATTCGATAGGATTGCAGCACCTATCAACGGAAAAGGCCCATCAACATTAAACATATATGATGATTCATATGATACAATTATAGGTGGTGATAATCAAATAGTAGGCGGTTACGTTGGCCTTTATGGTTTAATCGATCAATGGAATTCAGGATCTGTAGAACCTACAGAATTTACTGCTGATGAAGCAGAAGGATTATTATTAGCAGCCGCTGGAGATTTTGATAATACAAAAGAATTCGTATTTTTTACATCTTTGGGTTCTAATAATGCAGAACGATATAATGAAATTGAAAGAGCAATAGTTGCAGCTATTAATAACCCTAATAATGGATCACGTTCAGAATGGTTAGAATACAATATAGTTTTGGCTCCAGGTTTTCACGGAAATAAAGTTGCTTCAGCATTATATCGTTTAATGCAGGATCAATTAGAAGAGGTGTTTATTTTAGATGAAACTCCTTTTGACAAACCAGCAACAGGTCCTGGCTCTATTGCAGCATGGGCAACGTCAGGACAGAATAGAAATGAAAATTGGCATGGTGCAGCATATTTTCCACATGGTTTATCATCTAATATAGACGGTAGAAATATTATGACTACGGCAGCATCTGCGGCATTGCGAGTTTTTGCTTATAATGACCAACAGAGGGATGTTTGGTGGCCACCTGCAGGTGTTAACCGCGGTCAGTGCGGGTTCTTGCAAGATATTGGATATGTATCTGGAACTTTAGGCGGTCCAACCACTTTTGTTCAAGAATATTGTGATACTGGAACAAGAGATGAATTATATGAGTCACCTAAGAATATTAATCCTTTAGCTTATATACCAGGACGAGGAATTTTGGTAATGGGTCAAAAGACTGGTCAGGGTACTCCTTCTGCTCTTGATAGAATAAATGTTTCAAGACTATGTAAGTTTATCAAGAGACAATTAAGGAAGGGATTATTTTCATTCCTTTTCGAGCCTAACGATAGTATCACATGGGATTTAGTTAAATCAGCATGCGATGGTTTTTTGAGCACTTTGGTTGACCGTAGAGGTTTGTATGACTTTGCAGTTTTAGTTGATGAAACAAATAATACGCCAGAAACTATAGATAACAATGAGCTTCATGTAGACATCGCTATCAAACCAGTGAAGGCTGTAGAATTCATTTATGTAAAGGTAAGGGTAGTCCGTACTGGAGCTAATATTGGAACTGGTAGAACTCGTTTTTCACTATCAAACCGATAAATAAATAATATAAACTATTATAAAAAGGCAAGGAACTTGTGTCCTTGCCTTTTTTGTTGTATATTCTTACTATGATAACTTGCCAAATATGTAAATCACAATTTAAATCAGTAATTCATCCATCACATTTAAAGAAGCATGGTATTCTTCCTGTTGATTATAAAAAACTTTTTGGGGTAAATAGTTTATCAACCGATGAATATAGAAAGAAAAAATCAGAACATTTTAAAAAAACAAATTCTAAAAAAATTCCTTGGAACAAAAATAAAAAAATAAAATTGACAGATGCTCAAAAACAGTCTTACATTTTGAGAGAACAAAAATATAATTCTAGCCAACTGAAACGTAGAGAATACAATAGTTTAAGTGAAGAGACCAAATCTAAAATTTCCAATTCGATTAAAAAATATTCAGAAAACAACAAAAAAGAATTAGCTGAAAGATTTAAAAAGGCACAAAAGACAAAAATTAATAAAGGGATTTCTCCTGTACCATCGTTTAGAGGTAAAAAACACTCTTTTGAAAACATAAAATTATTCGCTGAATTATTTAAAAAATATAGGCAAAAAATAATTGAAAAAAGTCATATAAGCATTATTGAAAAAATTCAAAAATCTAATTTAGAACTTATTAATGACATAAGTAATACTCAATTACAGTTATGTTGTAAAATTTGTAAAACACAGTTTAGTTTTACAAAACAATATTTTAATGATTGTAAATTTCACGAAAAACTTTGTCCAGTATGTTTTCCAAGAACTTTTTTAACAAGCAAAGCACAAAAAGAAGTATATAATTTAGTTAAAGAGTTATCTTCAGATGCAATTTTAAACTATAGAACTGTGCATGGCATTATAGACATATATATTCCATCTAAAAATCTTGGAATAGAATATAATGGTTTGTATTGGCATTCTGTAGAAGTTTTATCTTATAATAATAAATCTAAAATAAAAGATTTTGAAAAATATATAAAACTTAGAAGTGAAGGAATAAAGATAATTTGTATTTTTGAAGATGAATGGATTAACAAAAAACAAATAGTTGTATCCAAATTGAATAATATATTTGGGAGCAGTATAAAAATCGGTGCTAGAAAATGTATAATAAAAGAATTAGATATTTTAACTGCTAAAAAATTTTTTGAAGAAAATCATATACAGGGATACGGCAATTCACAGGTCAGATACGGTTTATTTTACAAAGAAGAACTATTATCTGCTATGTCATTTTCTAAAGTGAATATTTCTAGAAAAAATTTAGAATGGGAAATAACTAGATTTTGTAATAGAATTGATGTCTCTGTTGTTGGAGGCGCTAGTAAAATTTTCAAGTATTTTTTAAAACAGTTTAATCCAGATAAAGTTATAACATATGCTGATTCAAGATGGTCAAATGGTAATGTTTATGGAAAACTTGGTTTTTCTTTTATTAGACAAACTGTACCAAATTATTGGTATTTTAAGCCGAATGAACTTAAAAGAATTCACAGGTTTAGTATGAGAAAGAAAGATGGAGAACCAAAGAACATGACAGAAAAAGAATTAAGATTTTTGGATGGCTTTTACCATATTTACGATTATGGTTCTAGTAAATGGGAATGGATAAATCATAATGTCAATGACTAAATTATGTTTTAATTTATAATTTTAATATTATTTTTTCTTTTCGTTTAAATTATTTTAGTTATTAACATTAATTCGTTTCAGTGTAATGATCATAAAAATTTTCTAGCCTTGCCAATATCTTTTTCTTCATATCACTTTCAAGATTAGATATAAATCTACCCTGTGGTAATTTTGTCAAAATAGATAGAAATTTTTTAAAATTATCACCTAAATATTCTTTTTTTATAGTCTCTTTAGCCATATTAATAGATGTTTGCTTCGCAATGTTAGCAGTTGAATCAGCAATTTTATCCAAGTTTTCAATAGCAGATTTATATTCTTTCAATTTTTGAGAATATGCTTTCATTAATTCATCATATCTCTTATCAACTTCATGATCGTCTTTATTTAGTATTTCATGGGCAGTTTCTTTATTTTTTTCATCAAATTCATCTCTTATTTCTGTTAAAAAACGTATAATAATATCTTTTATTTTAATAGCCGTTTTTTTATCTTCTATCTTTTTTAATAATTCTGCTCTAGTAATTTCATGGTTATAATCAGGAAAATCAACTACTATATAAAATTCATCTTTTTTCGTGGCTAACCGCACATTATCAGGACCAGAACGAAATGCCAAATTTAATGTTTTATAGTTTTTATCTTTTATAACCTGCCCAATATTTAATTCACAAAAGTTAGATTTTTTTTCTATATGAGCAGTATCTAAACCGCCGTAAATCTTGTGCAATACCAATATTGCTTCTTCTTGATAGGCATTAGTTTTTTCTAATAAAAAAGATATAAATCGTTTCATTTTTTATAGTTCCTGTTTGATATATTTATTGATATTATCTAAAAAAAATTAGGATTTATTGTACATTTATAATAAATACATATAACTATTGTACATGTTTAAGGAGCTAAGTCATGGCATTAATAACAGATATGGGCGTACTACCAAATGCTGGTGGAATTATCCATCCAATTGTTAAACATAAATGGAGGGTATTTTTTTATGGAATTGGTGGCCCACGCGGAAATATTCAAACCTCTGGGTCAGAGAGTGAGATTTTGACTTTACAAGCTGTTCAAGGTGAAAGACCTAAATTAGAATTTGATGATATTGAACTACATCGCTATAATTCACGTGCATGGATCGCCGGAAAACATAATTGGCAACCAGTTACTTATCAATTTGAAGCTGATGTTGGTGGTCGTGTGACACAGATTTTCCAAGAGCAGCTTGAGAAGCAGCAAGCTATTATTGCACCCGGTTCTGGTAGAGTTTTAAACTCAGCATATGCAGGTCAGCAATATAAATTTTCTATGATTTCACAAATGCTTGATGGTGATATTGACCCTCTGGAATCATGGGCTTTAGAGGGATGCTTTATTAAATCTATTGAATATGGTGAAAAGGATTATAGTGTATCAGAAGCAATGAAATTAGTAGTATCTTTTCGTTTTGATCATGCACGTCAGTTAATCACTGGTAAGGAAGGTATGGCTACAGGCGGTCCAGCACCACTTGGCAACAGTATCAGTTAAACCTATTTTTCAAGTGCATTGTATTAAACAAAGGGACCAATTGGTCCCTTTGTTTTTATCATAAATAAAATATATAAACAAACTATGGGCTATTATGGGAACTGTTAAAGAGGTAATAGAAGCTTTTGATAGACAAGAATTTACTGAAGTTCAACAACTAATTAAAAAAATTAGAGATAATACATTTGTTAGTTCTACAAATTTTCAACCAAACGATCCAATTACAAAACAAGCAGAAATTGATCGAGCATTTCCATATTTACAAGATATAACTAATGGTCCTATTTCAAAAGGTATAGAAACTTTAAAAGCTATAACAATGGTCATAAATGGTTCATCATACACAGGGATGCAGAAATTTAACATTTATTCATTTGTTCATACTCCAGATCAGTTTAAACTTGCTAATGAAATTAGTGGAGCTATTTTAGTTGTAGATACATTGAATATGAGGCAGTATTATGATTTATTGCGAAGAATAAACAAAACTGAATATAATGATTTTGTAACTTTTTTGACTAAAATATTTAAACTTGTTAAATCTGGATCATTTGATAAAGATGCATTATCTAATTTTATAAAAATAAAATGTAAACGAGTTATTAAAATTTGTGTAAATTATAGGCAAGTAGTATGATTATACCACCACCTCCTCCTTCTTCTTCTGGACCTAGAAGAGTTAAATTATTCAATCCAACTTGGCAATTAAATTATAACACACAAGAATTTTATTCTACATTACAAGAACTTGGTGTTTCGTTGAATGATGATGATTTAAGGCCAGCTATAATTCCTGATGGTATGGCTAATGGTGAATCGCCAAAATTAAAATTTAATTTTACTGTTGAATTTGCTTTTAGAGATAATAATCCAAATATAAGAGATGATATAATTAAACATCCCGGTCATGAAGACCCACACATAAACAAATTTTCAGTATTAAAAGTCACAAGACCAGCGCCAACAGTTAACTATGTTAAAGCTAATTTTTATAATTTTAGAACTAATGTAGCTACTAATGTTGATTATGGTACTATAAATTTAGTGTTTTATGACGATTCTTCAAATAGGGCGCACGATATTTTTGATAAATATTTTCAAATATTGAGTCCAGTTTTTAATTATACCACAGAAAGTAGGGCTAATACGATGGATCGTTATGGAATATATGGAATGTCTTCATCTCCTTCTTCTGGTACGGCAGCTTCACCAATTGGTTTTAATCCAGATGGTACACCGATTTTTCCATCTGTAAATGCAACAACCGAGCCGCATACTGCATCTTTGGGCGAACTAGAAGCTAGACACGGTATAATAAGATATATTAAAATATATCATGAATATTTTGTAACTGAACCTGGAATTAACAACCCATCAAGAAAAACTACTGTTTATACATATCTTAATCCAAAAATCGTTTCTGTCAATATGGACGATTTAGATATGTCACAAAGTACGGTAACAACTGTTGATTTGACATTTAATTATGATAGCGTTTTTGTTATTCATAAAGATTCACCACCTAGTACATATGATAACGTAAGATAAAAATTTAATGAAAAAAGCTAACGAAGGAAAATTTTTTCCAAAAAATTTAGACAAATACATTGGTGATCCAGATAAAATAATTTATAGGTCTAATTTAGAATATAATGCTTTTGTATTTTGTGATAACAATGCATTTGTACTAAGATGGGGTTCTGAAATAATAAAAATACCATATATGAAACCATATCCTGATGGTACTTATAAACCATCAATATATTACCCAGACATTTATGTTGAGTTTATCAACAAAGACAAGGAAATAAAAAAAGTTTTATTAGAAGTAAAACCTGAAAAATTTATAAATAAAAGCAAGTCTAAAAAACGAAAAACAGCAATTGTTGAAAATTATACTTATATGATTAATATGATAAAGGCTGAAGCTGCGCGTAAGTGGTGTGCATCAAGAGGCATTGAATATAGATTTGCTATAGAAAAAAATATAATGCGCTGATAAATATATAAAATAAAGGATTTTTCATGTCTATATTAGAAAAAATTATAAAAGAAATGGCTATCACAAGTTCAAATTCTATTGCCGTTAATCCTAGTGCTGGCGGGGAAATAAGACGTCACGACATACGTGGAGATGCAAGCAGACGTGAATGGATTAGTTCTTCTAAAGCTGCGCAAGAAGAACGTAGGCAAGACAGGATAAAAATGTACGTAGATCCTAAATCAAAAGAAAATTTAAAACTTGCTAAAGAAAAATTGAAGAAAAAGAAATCCATGAAAAGCAAGATTAAAAAATTTTTTGGTTTAGGAGAATCAGTAGATTTGAACGATGTATCATCGCGCTTAAGATATTTACAGACTGGTGCAACTGATGAAGAAACTGTAACTTATGGTGTGGAGGATGATCAAGGCAATTTGATGAAAATCACTGTCAAGGCCAGAGTGGCTAAAGATTTTGAAGATAGATTATCAGCAGAAATTCATAAAAATTTACAATTTGATTCAAATTTTGATAAAATTACAAATAGAAATGCACCTTCAATGGCTGAAGTATTGTTTAGGCTTAAAGACGAGTTTGAGATTATTGATGTGGAATTCCCAACTATACCAAAGAATACTGTTTATAAAGCTCCAGGTATAGACATGCGTGAACCAGACACTGATGTTGGTAACACAGATTTAGATAACGATTTAGGGTATGAAGATTATGATACATCAGATAGTGACACGGATAAAGATGAGTTTGGTATTGGTGATTTAGATTTATCAGATGATAATATTGATGATGAATATAAAAATAATGAATTTTCAAACAAAGAAGAAGATTTATCAGATGACGAAAGTGTAGAAGACTTTTCAAGTAAATCAGCGCCTAAAGGAACGGAAGAATTACTGAGCGCCATTTTAAAAATGTTACAATCTGATGCAGAAGCTAAAAAAGCACAAGCGGAAGCAGAGGCAGAAAAAGCTAGAGCGTTACAAGCTGAATATTCAGCTAAGGCTGCTTCGGCATCAATTGAACAACAAAAAGAATTAATTTCCATGGAACAAGAAATAGCTAAACAGAAACAAAAAGAAAAAGAAGCTAGAAAGTTAGCAGATTTAGCAAAATTCCAGGTTAAAAAATTAAATAATTTTACATCAGAAGCAGTAAATAGCGTGGATGCATTAGATAAAATTCTCACAGAAATTTCTGTAACAGATAATATGCAGTCGGTAATGGCTGCAAGACGTCAATTAGATATGGAATATAAAATTCTGCCAACAGACGATCCAGCAACTAAAAAATATAAAACTGCGGCAAGGCGCGCAGCAATGCAAGAGTTGATGGCAAGAATGCGGGGGGTAAGATTAAAACAGACATTGGACGCGGAGAAAGCACAACAGCAGCAGGCAATTGCAGCAAAAGAGCAAGAATTGGCTAATGAAAAAAATTTAGTCAAACAAAATCAGAATCAACAGAATCAACAAAAAAATAATGCAGTAGCTCAATTGCCACAAAAAACAGCAGGATCAGGAAGACTTGGAAGTATGCGCTAATTATGTCTCAGAATATTTTTAATTATTTTTTTGATTTCTTGGAAGAAAGTCCTAGAATCACAAGACAATTTAAACGTATTGGTAATAATATTAAAAGACAATTTAGATGTATGTCTGGAGATAAGCAAGGAAGATTGGTCTCCGATGCTAGTAAATGTGGCATAAGAAAAGACCCTAAAAGAGTTAGACAAGGAAAAATCTTTGCAAGACATAAGAAAGCGCAAAAAATCAGAAAATCCAAAAGGACTAAAGCAAAACCATTTTCTAGGCGTTTAGTAAAATTCAATGATTTTCTCAAGGGAAAACTAAACGAAAAATAATCTCATAAATATCCTGTACAAAATATGAGGTTTTTTATGTTTAAGTCACCAATTTTATTATTTGAAGATTTTGTTTCACCGTTATTGTGTGAAGAAATAGTAGATTCATGTATTATAGAAGTACCAGACAGAGATGAAAACAATAACCCTATAATGAGTGTACGATTTAATAGGTTAGCAGAATTGAGACTTTCAGAATCTATAAATGACATTCTTATACCAGAATTAGAAAAATATTATGATTTTGAGTATAAAGGTATGCATCCATTTGAAATAGAATATTACCCACAGGGCTGTAAAAATAATAAACAACGTTGTGAAAATAGCGTATTTGTTGCTACAAACGGAAAAAAAAGTTGGTACAGAATTAATTCAAAGGATTTTTGCGCAGTTTTATTTTTGAAGGATTATAGAGATAAAAAACCCTTAGATCCATATTATGAAGTAATGGGCGGTAAATTACAATTTTTAAATCATAATTTTTCTATCAATCCCAAACGCGGTACTTTGGTTGTTTTTCCTGGGGAAGAACATTTCATAAACTGTACTAGTGATATTTTATATGGAGATTTACATCAGGTTAGATTTTATATAGCAGCAACTAAACCATATGTATATGATAAAAATAAATTTCCAGGCGACTATTCAAAATGGTTCGAATAAATTATGAAAAAACCAGCAAAAATAATATTAACACAAAATAAAAAAATATATGAAATTCATGCAGATATAAAAGAGGAAAAATTAATAACGAAAGATGCAGATACTAATTTTATAACTTTATATGAATTAATTTTATTAGATAAAAACCATACCTATCAATTTGAAATAACAAATAAATTTGACGAAATATTAATTCATTATAATAATTATAGTTTGGAGCTACTAGATTGTTATCTAATGCTATCTTTTGATTCGTTTAATAACGTTAATGTTTTTAAAATAAAATATAATAAACATAACTTTGTTGGGATGTGGTATTCTTTGTATTGAGGTGGTTGATATTTCTTCTGAATCGGTTTATCATGACTGGACAATAGAGGATTTATCAAAATGCCAAGACCAAAGAAAGAAAAAGTAGTAGATACTTTTGTAATGCCAACTAAAGAAGAAGATATTAAAGCATTAAGAAATATATTATTTGAAATTTCAGGCTTAATAGAAGTTATTAAAGATACCCGAGAAAAAATATCTGACAGATGCGAAGACATCGAAGTTGGATTTAAGATTCCAAAAGCTGTTGCAAAGAAAATGGCTGTAACTTTTAATAAGCAAAATTTTGATGACCTTGATCATGAGAATACAATCTTTGGAGAAGTATATACTAGACTATTTAAAGAGTCTGTAAGCGAAACGGAGTGACGGCATTTTAAATGTATATTTCTGCACAAGCAAGTTATGATAGATCCCACGTAAAGGTGTGGGAGAGAACAGATCAGGGAAGGATTATTAAAGAATATCCTTCCCCTTTATATTTCTATTTGGAAGATCCTAATGGAAAATATCGTGACTATAAAGGAACAAAACTAGCAAAATTAGAGTTTGACAATTATAATGATTATTACGATTCTGCAAAAAAATTAAAAGCGCAAGGAAAAAAATTATGGGAGTCTGATATCCCTTTAGAATATAAAGTATTGTCACAGCATTATTTTAATAATAAATCTACTACAAACCTTAATGTAGCATTCTATGATATAGAAATAGACTACGACAAAACGAGGGGCATGCCAGACATATACAATGAACCATACGCACCAATTAATGCAATATCTTTATATTCAGTACATACAGGAAAGATGCTTGTATTAGCTGTTCCTCCAGATAAAAATTTCAAAATGAAACATGTTTCAAAAGAAGTATTGCAATTAGCAGAAATAAGACTTTTTTATACGGAGAAAGAATTATTATTATCATTTATTGATGAATTAGAAGACGTTGATATATTATCTGGATGGAATAGCGAAGGTTTCGATGACATATACATATATCAACGTTTGAAAATGGTATGTGGTGAAGAAATAGTTAATAAATTATCTTTTGATAAAGCCAGAAAACCATATTTAAAAGATAAGCAAGATACTTTAGGAAAGGTAAACCCAGTATTAGTAACTTCTGGTAGGTGTCTTATAGATTTGATGTTAGTAATGATTAAATTTGAGCCAGGAGAACGTGACTCTTTTGCTTTAGAGGCTGTCGCAGAAGAGAAACTTCCTGATTTACCAAAATTAGAATACGAAGGAAGTTTAGCAGATTTGTATAAAAATGACTTTAACTTTTTTCTAAGATATAATATTAGAGACTGTGAAATTTTGAAAGGTTTTGAGGAAAAATTTGGCTACATTAAATTAGCAATTTTAATGTATCATATGGATACAGGTCTATTGAATGATGTTTTAGGAACTATACGTTTAACGGAGATGGCAATAATAAATTATTGCCATCATACTTTAAATATTGTTGTAAATGATAAAGAAATAGATGGAGAGACCTCTGATAAAAAGTTTGGTGGTGCATTCGTTCTCAATCCTATTGTTGGTTTGCACGAATGGGTTGGTTCAATCGATGTAAATTCATTATATCCATCATCAATGATGTCTGTTAATATAAGTTTTGATACATTGGTTGGACAGTTTACTGATACCGATATAGCATATGAGAATGTTATACAAAAAACTGATAAAAAATTATCATTCATATTTGAAGACGGTAGTGTAGAATTTTTGACTGGTAAGGAATGGAATTCTTTATTAAGAGAGATGAATTGTTCTATAAGTGGGTATGGTACAGTTTTTAACTTAGATAAAAAGGGGATAATTCCATCCTTATTAAAGGAATGGTTTAGTAAGAGAAAACAGTTTAAAAATAAGTCGGAAGAATTTGAGAAAAAATTCCTAGAACTGGAATCTACAGATCCTAATACTGCTAAAAAATATCAAGACGAACATAAATTATATGATCTTATGCAGAAAGTGTTCAAATTAAAATTGAACTCGACTTATGGCGCATGTGGAAATAGGTTTTTTAGATTCTTCGATGTAAGAATGGCAGAATCTACGACTAAGACTGGCAGACAGATATTATATCACATGGCAAAATCTATATCTAAGTTTTTAGATGGGAAATATGTATATCCTAATGAGTATGTTATAGCTGGCGATACAGACTCTAATCTTTTCAAAACCTTAGAAAATAATTATGAAGCATGTTCAAAAAAGGCGAAAGATATTGCAGATTTTATTAATAGTTCTTTTAATTCCTTTTCACAAGAACATTTTCTATTAAGTGAAGATTATTTAAATATATTTAAAGTTTCTCAAGAAACTATTTCTGACCGATGTATTTTTACGAAAGGTAAGAAAAATTATATGATGCACATAGTGGAAAAAGATGGCATTAAAGTTGATAAAATGGTAACAAAAGGGTTACAAATTAAAAAGACTAATACTCCTAAGTTAATTCGTAAAATGTTGTCTCAACATTTTGAAAGATTCTTAAAAGGAGAGCCTTGGAAGTCTGTGGGCCTTTCTATTTTGGAACAGAGGGAAAAATTATTAAATGCAGAAAAATTAGATCTTGATAGATTAGGACTCCCCAAACGTGTTAACAAATTAGATGAATATATTCAATACTATCAAAACGGACAAAAGGGTGTTACAATTACAGGGCATGCAATGGCCGCAATACATTGGAATAAATGTTTGGAAGCCAATAATGATAAAGAATCTATGAAAATATTGTCTGGAATGAGAATAAAAACTTTTTATCTCAAAAAGAAAATTGGAAACTTTAAATCAATTGCCATTCCAGTAGATTTAAAAAACATACCAAAATGGTTCACAGAACAGATTGAACCTCTAATAGATAGAGACGAACAGATTGTTCGCGTGATAGATCAAGTATGTAAACCTTTATTAGATGCAATTGGTGAAGAGTTACCAACACGAAAAACATTGTTAGTACAAGACTTAGTGGAATTTGAATAAATGAATAAACTATCACAACAAGATATAGAACTTATTAGAAAAACAATCGATATAGCTCATTCGAATGAGATTACTGATATATCATTTAAAGAAAACAGAATAGGTGGGTATTCTTCAGAAGTTGGAATATTTATATTACAAGAGATGCCTGAGAAATTTTCTTTTCCTCCATTGGCTGTTTCTAGATTAGATTCGTTAAAAAAACGTTTAGCAATGGTTGATAACCTGTCACATTATGATGTCTTTTACGATGATGATGGAAAGAAAATAACAAAACTTACATTTAAAAGTAAAAGAACAAAAATCGAATTTAGATGTATAGATCCTGAAAAAGTAAAATTTCCAGTCAGGGTAAATGATCCAGTTTGGTTTTCATTCGATATGGATGCCGAAACTTTAACAGTTCTTAATAGAGTTACTACCGCGATGGATACAAAAACGATTTCCTTAATAGGAAAGAAATCTACACCTGGATTATTATTAAAAGTTGAAGATGAAAATAGAGATGTGTTAGAACACGAAACGGAATCCAAAATCACATGGAATGATGATGGTAGTGTTGATGAATTTAATTTTGTTTATTCCACAAAGAAGATATCCAGACTTATCCGTGATGCAGTGTTAGCGAATTATAGGAATGTAAAAATAACAAAACGTGGATTTATGATAACGCAATCAAAAGGCATTACCGTATATACAATAGCAGAATTATAAAGGGATGAATATGCTTTTAAATAAAGAAAAACTTCTAAAAGACAATAAATTTATAAAAGATCTTGCAGATAGTATTGCAAAAAATAAAGGTGCTTACATAGCAGAACTTTTAGAAAATATTCAGTCGGTAAGCGAATATGATGATCTCATATCACAGAAAAAGAATGAGTTTGTGGACTCTATATATAATTCTTTAATAGAAAAGATAGTAAATAAGGACGATTTAATATTAAATATAATAGATAAAATATTAGTCAGGTTAACGACTACTGATGACGGAAAGCAAAAAATATCAGAAATATTAGATAAAACTAATGATATCGTTATTGAACATAAAAAAAAGTCTAAAGAGCCATGGGTAAGCATAGTTGGTGATATGTGGGATGATAATGACGGCAAATTTAAATTGTCTCTAGATTGGAATGATTCTTTTATTTCTATGCTTAGGAAAAATGGATTTACTGCAGAAGATGAATCACAAGTGGTAGAATTATGGTTAAAAGAATTAGCTAATCAATGAAACATTTAATATTTGATACACATCATTTATTATATAGAACATTTTTTTCTATACGTGAAGATCTTGATGCAGAAACTATGATTGCATTAGGGCTACATAAAGCATTAACATCCATGAATATGTACTTTAAGAAGTTTTTTCCAGATAATGTTGTATGTGTATTTGATAGTTTTTCTTGGAGGAAAGAGTATACTTCTAGTGATAAGTGTATTACTATTAAAAAGTACAAAGCAAATCGTAGAAAAAATTTAACAGAAAATCAAATAAATGAATTAAAAATATTCGATGATCACATTAAATACTTTAAATCTATTCTTAAAGAAAAAACTGGAATTCTAGTATTAGAAAAAGAAAAATTAGAAGCAGATGATATAATAGCAGGGTTTGTTGCTGAATATCCAGATGATACACATATAATATTATCCGGTGATAATGATTTACTTCAATTATTAAAATATGATAATGTTATTGTTTATGATCCTATTAAAGATAAACCCAAAACACTTGAGGAATATGATTTTGATGTAGATTATTTCATGTTTCAAAAATGTTTCCGTGGAGATGCTGGTGATAATGTTATGTCATCATATCCACGTTTGCGTTCAGATAAAATTAAAAAAGCGTATACCGATGATTATACGTTAGAAAATATTTTACAACATACTTTTGAAGTTGAATATTTTGATGAAAATGGTGATTTAAAAAAGAAAAATTTCAAAACTGTTGATTTATTCAATGAAAATATCTTATTAATGGATCTCGATTCTCAGCCTGATGAAATAAAAGAGCTAATACGTCAAACTGTTAAGAAAACAGATAGATCACGTTACAACATGATAGAATTTATGAAATTTTGTAATCATGCGGGCTTAAAAAACATTTCAGAAAATTTATCTAACTTTACTGGCTTATTACTTGGCAAAAAGTAATTTATGGTTTTGGTCCAGTATCTTCTTGATCATTATAAGATTTTTTGTTTTTAACAATAGGTTGTTCTGAAGGAACATCAGTAGGTGGAGCGTATGGGACTATGTTTATTTGTGATTCACTTTTATCCCATTTTCGTCCCGTAGACGCATATAGACCAAATATACCAGTTGATAACCCAATGATTGTAGTCACGAACGCAGATTGTGCAGGGGTCGGCCCTCCGACCACATCTATAACCGTACATGCAAGTTTTTGAGCTTTTTCCAATTCCATTCCTGCTTCTGTGAATATTTGTAGAATGGCAGCATCACATTTCTCTTGCACATATGTCGGTATTTTTGTATACCATAAATATAGTTGATTTACTAGCCAAGCATAGCAAACTAATATCATGCGGGGAACAACTCTCCACGCATCAACAGATTCAGCTAAATGTAGTGATAATTTTCTAATATCCATGCAATATATTTATGAGAAAAACAAAAAGATGGGGATATGTTAGATAAAGAAGATGTTATCGAAATAGGTAATGATATGCCTATTACAGAAATTGAAAAAAAGGTTGTTAAACGACCAGTAGGAAGGCCGCCTAATCCTAATAAGAAAGGAAGAACCCCCTATGTGCCAACTGGCAGGCCGCGTGGCCGACCAAAAAAACCAGACCATTTAAAAGTACCTCCCAAAAAAAGGGTGTACAAAAGAATTCCAGAACATCTAAAAAAGAAACCAGGGAGAAAAAGAACATCATTACCATACGAAAAGGCTAGGGCTATTATATTGGAAGAAAACATAGGTTCTATAAAACAGTATATAAAATGGTATAAATTCAACAGACCTTCAAAAATACCAAGAAATCCAGATCAAATTTATAAACATTATTGGAAGGGATGGAACTATTATTTAGGAACAAATAATCTTTCTATTATACAACAAGCAAAAAATAGAAAATATATGAAATATGACGATGCTGTTGCAGTTGTTAGAAAGTTAGGACTGAAACGATACGAAGATTGGAAGGAACTTTGTAAAAACGGAAAATGTCCAAAAGGCATACCAAGAAGGCCAGACTTACATTACAGAAAAAATTGGATTTCTTGGAAACAATTTCTTGGGTACGATCATTTAGACAGAATAATTGAAGAAATAAGTTCTACAAAATATTTGTTTATTGCAAAATATTACAACATGCCACATAATGTATTTAAGATTGATATAACTAATGTTAAACTGGAAAAAATTCTTGAGTATGCTAGGTATCACCAATTCAAACTAATTAAAATTTATGAATATGAAGATGGTTTTAATTATAAAATTATTGTTTCTAGATATGGTCAAGAGTATTGGGGTGGGGAACAGGGAGATTATGAATTATACAACGTATATAGCTTAATAATGGATCTAGATACTAAATTAGTTTCTGTTGATTTATAAAATTTGATATCATTTTTGCGATTGGCTTTTGCCAATCGCGACCTATTAACATAAATTCTTCTTCAGACAAGAAAGCAGTGTGTAACGTTTCTTCCGTAGTTTCTGGATATGAATTATAATTATATTCACATATGTATAGATCGCATGTACCATTCATTACCCGATTTACAAAAACCAATGGTGATGCATAGTTTGGATTGATGCCAAGCTCTTCTGTAGCCTCTCTTATAGCAGCGGATTTAGATGTTTCACCATCATCTATCCTACCTTTACAGAATTGATAATGCGTTCCACCATATTTTGAGTTGGATGGTCTCATGCATAAAAAATATATTTTTTCTTCCCATTTCATATATGGGACTAACATAGCTCTTTTCGGCACGATATTTTTTTCCTGTCATAAATAATTCAAATTCTAAAGGAGAAATGAAATTATGTCAAGAGTTACACAAAAAACAGCACCAGTATACAATCACTTACGTAGAATATTGATAGACGGAGTGATGCAAGAAGTGTTAGTTATGCGTGAAGATCCATCAAATGGTGATATTTATTTTATCAAGACATTGCATTTAGATAAAATTGATAAGGAGCGTTTTGTAAAAATACTTAAACGTCGCGATGCTCATCGTTATGAGCTATGGGATTTATTAAGTCAAGTAACTTTACCAAATGGGCAGAACGCATTGGTTTTATATCATCAATTAGTACGAGTATTACATACTAATGGGAAAACATCTCTCCCAGGACATGGATTTGGTGTATCACATAATCAAATGTCTTTATCTATGGCTGTTTCTGGGCAAGAAGCTCCTAAAGTAGAAGCTCCTAAAGTAGAAGCTACTACAACAAAATCTAAACAAAGTTCAGTCTCATCATAATAAAGAAATAAAAATATAAGTGAAATTTTTAACCCCCTTTTTTATGCTAGGTGAATAATGGAAAATACAATTTTTGTACAGATTGCATCTTATAGAGATAACGAATTAATACCTACATTAATAGATATTATAAAAAATGCTGAATACCCACAAAATTTAAAGATTTGTGTAAATTGGCAACATTCAGACGATGAATCAGTAGAAAATTTTTTAGATAATAACTTTATTATAGAGCAGGTGTTTTCTGAAATCGATAAAGATTTCGACAAATACTTACTAAGTAAAGATGGGGCGTCTATACTTTTATTAGACGTCCCATATACTGAATCTAAGGGCGCATGCTGGGCGAGAAATAGGATTCAACAGGAATATAATGGGGAAAAATATACACTTCAATTAGATTCTCATCATAGATTTGTAGAAAAATGGGATAGTATTTTAATAAATGAATATGAATCATTGAAGAAAAAATCAAAAAAACCATTAATAACTTGTTATTTACCATCATATGATCCTGATAATGATCCTGATAGCAGGCTCAAAGCACCATGGAAAATGAATTTTGATAGATTTAGTCCAGAAGGTATAGTGCATTTTTTACCAGCAACGATAGATGATTATGAGTCTAGAACCGAACCAGTTGCAGCAAGATTTTATTCTGCACATTTTGCATTTACTCAGGGTGAATTTGCTGTAGAGGTTCAACACGATCCAGAATTATATTTCCATGGAGAAGAGCATTCTATTGCAGTACGTGCTTTTACATGGGGGTATGATTTATATCATCTTCATAAAGTGGTCGCTTGGCATTTCTATACAAGAAGGGGGTTGAAGAAACATTGGGATGATTATTCAAATTGGCATAAACTAAATTCTAATGCACATTTGCGTTGTAGAAAATTGTTTAGTATGGACGGTGAAATTTATAACCCTGAAGAGTTTGGTAAGTATGGTTTTGGACCAGAAAGGACTTTAAAAGATTATGAAAAATATTCGGGAATAAGGTTTAGTGATAAAAAAGTTCAAAGATACACTTTAGAAAATAATTATGCTCCGAATCCACAGTTTGATAATGAAGAAGATTATAATAATTCATTTTTAAACTTTTTTAAACATTGCATAGATATTCAATTTAATCAGTTGCCATATGATGATTATACCTGTTTAGTTGTAGCATTTAAGGATGAAGATGGCAAAGAGATTCATCGTCAAGATATAGACCCCGAAGAAATAAAAAGAATGAAAAATGATCCAGATGGTTATTGTAAAATTTGGAGATCTTTTTATTATGATAAAAAACCTTATAAGTGGATCGTATGGCCTCATTCAAAAGAGCATGGTTGGCAATCTATTATAGAAGGAAACATATACGAAAAAAACAAAATTGAAGAAAAAGTGCCTACTATAAATTTTAATATTGATGTAAAGTATAAACAAGATGAGAATAAAATACAAATTATAAAATCAATAGATGAACATATAAAATCTGATAGAATATTGGTTCATCTACCAGCATATAGAGAGCCAGAGTTAGTTCCTACTATAAAGGATGCTCTAAAGAATGCAAAATATCCAGATAGAATAATTTTTGGAATATGTAGGCAATTCAATCCAGATGATGGGTTTGATAATTTAGATGAATTTAGAACTGATTCCAGATTTAAAATAATAGATATTAATTACTTAGAAGCTAAAGGATTGGGATATGCAAGAGCTTTAATAAATGATACTTTACTTGAAGATGAAGAATTTGTTTTACAATTAGATTCTCACCATAGATTTAAAGAAGATTGGGATATTACACTTTTGTCTTGGTACTACGAATTAAAGAATGAAGGATATAATCCTTTAATATGTGGTTATTTGCCATATTATAATCCAAAAAATGATCCGGCAGATAGAGTACAAGAGCCGTGGTTATCAGAAGCAGCATGTTTTTATCCATTCGGAACTATTTTTATTAGGCCGACTGCTGTTAAAAATTGGAAGAGTCTTACTAAGCCATATCCAGCAAGATTCTTAAGCGGTCATTTTGCTTTTGGACCTAATAAATGGGCTAGAGATGTTCGTCATGATCCTAATATATTTTTTAGTGGAGAAGAGATAAATTTAACAGTCAGAAGCTATACTCATGGATATGATTTATTTCATCCTCACAGGGTAGTTATATGGCATGCAACAATGCGTGAGGAGCGGTCTGGAATTTTAGTTTGGGACGATCATCATAAACGAGGAGATAACAGATGGTGGAAGCAACAAGATATAGCCAGATCTCGTATTAGGCAATTACTACAAACAGAAAATAATGGTCACGATCTAGGACCATATACATTAGGAAAAGTAAGATCTTTACGTGATTATGAGAAATATGCTGGAATACATTTCAAAAAACGTGCTTTCCAGAAATGGACAATGGAAAATAATTTTCCGCCAAATCCATACACATATAAATCTGAACGAGAATGGGAAGAATCATTCCACAAATCATTTTACCATCTAGTTAATATAGATAGAAAACAATTACCAGCAAACGATTATAATTTTATATTAGTAGCTTTTGATGACAAAGAAGGGAAACCAATTCATACAAAATACATTGATGGACAAAATCTAAAAAGATTTTTGAATGGAGATGGTACTATTCACTATGAAGAAATGTTTATTATTAATGAAAAACCAAATAGATTAGTTTTTTGGGGACATTCACCAGAAAGAGGATGGGCCGAAAGAGTGGAGATAGGTTTGTGAAATTTACTAATGCACTAATATTATTATTTTTTTAAAGTATTGGCCATGAACTTAGATGATATAATAATTAAAAATGGTAGTGATAAATTTCTTTCTGGATATACTAAAAAATACTCTGCATTGTTTGAAAAAATTAGAGATAATAGTATAGACATATTGGAGGTTGGCTTAGGTACTTTAGATCCAAATATTGAATCTACATTTGTAGGAGTGACTAATTTTTACCCACACTATAAGCCAGCAGCTTGTTTACGAGCCTGGAAAGAATACTTTAAAAATGCAAATATATATGGCGTTGACATAGCAGAAGATTGTATGATTTCTGAAGATAGAATAAAAACATTTTTGTTTAGTTCTTTGGATAAACAAAGCTGTGAAGATAATTTAAATGGACTAACATTTGATATTATAATAGATGATGGCTTACATACTTCAGAAGGTCAGTATAAAACATTTATAAATTTGTTTAACAAAGTAAAAAATGATGGATACTATATAATTGAAGATATAGGTGGCAATGCAGATTCTAGTAATGTTTTAGTAGATTATCGACATGAAATTTTTAATATTATTGATAATCATGAATATTTTTATACATATAATTTATTAATAGTTCGAAAAAATAATTTAAAAATTGGTCGAGTTGAACAATTTGAGGATTTTGTTAATATGAAATATAAAAATAGCATTAATGTTAATAAAAACATGACTATAGTTACAGGATTGTGGAACATTAACAGAGTCGGCAGACCATTTGAACATTATATAGAAAACTTTAAAAATTTTTTAGATATTCCACAAAATCTTTTTATTTATATTCCAAAAGATTTGGAATATTTAGTTTGGGAAAAAAGAGACAGACGCAACACTTATGTAAAAATATATGAATTAGAAGATATAAAAAAATTATATTCACCTTTTTGGGATGTTACACAAAAAATACGCAATAATCCTAAATGGAGAAATTTAGCAGGATGGTTATCTGAATCGCCACAAGCCAGTTTAGAGTGGTACAACCCAATAGTACAATCAAAAATGTTTATGCTAAATGATGCGACTATTTGGAATCCATTTGATACTGAATATTTTTTCTGGTTAGACGCTGGTATTACAAATACTGTTTCATATTCTCATTTAGTAGATAATAATGTACTCGACAAATTACCAGAGTATGCAAATCCATTTTTGTTTCTTAGTTATCCATATGAAGCTAATACCGAAATTCATGGATTTGAATTTAATAAAATTAATATTTACGCTGGAAAAAAAGTAGAATATGTTTGTAGAGGTGGGCTATTTGGTGGACATAAAAAACAAATAAATGATGCGAATGCAACATATTATTCTATTTTAAATAAAACATTAAATGATGGTTATATGGGGACTGAGGAAAGTATATTTACGATCATGGCATATAATCAGCCTGACATTTATAGAAGATTTGAATTGGATGGGAATGGTTTAATTGTTAAATTTACACAGGCTATTATCGACGGTAATGTTAAAATTGTTGAAACAGAAAAAAAGAAAATTAAAAATATAAAAATATATACCGATAAAGATGTAGAAAAGTACAAGACAAATCTGTATATATTAACATTCAATTTTCCAGAACAATTACAGCATACTATTAAATCTATGGAAAAAACACCAGAATGGTTAAAAAGGCCACATTTAGTTCTTATAGACAATTCAACAGACGTAAAAGCAAAAAAACAAAATAAAAAGATTGCTAATGAGTATAAATTTGAATACATAGATATGAACGGAAATACTGGTATATGTGGTGGAAGACAAAGAGCCGCTGAACATTTTCATGATTCTGAAGCAGATTTTATGTTTTTCTTTGAAGATGATATGACGATTAACCCTCCAGAGTTTTCATCACAATTTTGTAGGAATGGATTTAGAAAATATATTCCAAATCTTTATAATTTAGTGCATAGAATAATGCTAAAAGATGAATTTGATTTTCTAAAATTAACTTTTACAGAAGTGTTCTTGGACAATGATAAACAATGTTCATGGTATAACGTTCCGCAACATATAAGGAGTAGAGATTGGCCAGATTATGATAAATTACCAATTCAAGGTCTAGATCCCAATTCACCGTTGACGATTTTCAAAAATATAAGAAATTTGGATGGATTAACATATATTGACGGTGAAATTTATTATGCAAACTGGCCAATGATAGTTTCTAAAAAAGGTAATAAGAAAATGTTTATTGATACAAAATGGGTTCATCCATATGAACAAACATGGATGTCTTATATGTACCAGATGACTAAAGAAGGTAATTTGAGGCCAGCAGTTTTATTAGCATCTCCAATATTACATAATAGAATTAAACATTATAAACCTCACGAACGAAGGGAAAATTAACTCAAAGTTAATATATAAATATTATATAAACAATAAAGAAAATGGATTACTTTAATAAAACTGGATTTTTTGTATATAAAAACTTTAAAGCTATGCAAAATAATATAACATTTGCATCTTTTGATGTTTTTTTAAAAGAACAAAATTTTAAAAATGTTATAGAAATTGGAACTGCATATGGTGGATTTTGTTTGTTTTTATATGAAAAATCTATAGAATATAATTATAATTTTTTATCTTTTGATATTGTTGATAGGGTAGGAGACGAAAATTTAAAAGGAAGAATAATATTAGACGTATTCTCTAAAGATGCATTAGATATTATCAATGATAAAATATCAAGTGGAAAAACTTTGATTTTATGTGACGGTGGCGATAAAAAAAAGGAATTTAATTATTTTTCTAGGATAATAAACTCTGGCGATTTTATTATGGCACACGATTATGCTATAAATGAGGAACATTTTTTAAACAATATTAAAGATACATATTGGGATTGGTGTGAAATAATAGATTCCGATGTATTAGAATCATTAAAAAATTTAAAAAAATACTCAAATATAGACTTTGAAAAATGTGCATGGTTATGCTGTGAAAAAAAATAAAAAGAACTATAATAATGTCATATTTGTAACTTGTATTTATGATGGTTATCATGGAACGCCATTTGGCGGAAGACCAGATAGAGAAAAATATTATAGAGAATCTTTAAAAAGCATATCAAATATAGGTTATCCAATATATTGTTTTACTTCTAGTGATACATTTCATCAGATATGTAATGAATTCAAAGAGTATAATAATATATTTGTAATAAAAAAAGATTTAACTGATTTTTGGTTTTCTAACAGTATTTTTCAAATTAAAATTGAAAAATCTGATCCATATTTAAAAAGTAGATTTTGGATAGATAGAAATTGTCATATCATGTGGGGTAAAACTGAAATGATACGTCACGTAATGAATTCAGTTAATATTACTGTTGATTATTTGTTTTGGATTGATGCTGGTTTGTCTAGTAGTCTATTATTTCCACATGAATATTTTCATGATGTTAAAAATAATCCTAATAAGTCTGTTGGAATTTTTAATAAAAATTTAATACAAAATATTTTAAATGACATAGAAAATAAAATCATATCCATATGTCATACAATACCCAACAATAGACCACTGCCAAAACGGTTCTATCATATAGACACGAATATGCGTACAGATTCTATGATAGGCGGGTTCTTCGGCGGAAGAAAAGAATTTATGGATATTTTTTGCTGTTTATGTGTATCAAAAATTGTAGATATAATAAATGATAAAGAATTATTTTCTGAAGAATCAATATATTCAACCATATCACACGAAAATAAAAATTTATTTAAAACTATAATGTTTGATTCGTTCTATCATAGAGATTGGGGTCACTTACATAACCCGAATAAAGTAGCATTTAGTGATTATTTTGAAAAGTTTATAAAAAATGAAAAGACTTAAAATTAATTTCATACCTTCCAATAATTTCGGTGATGCCCTAAATCAGTACATTTTATTTAAAAAAAACATACCATTTCATTATTGCCATCATGAGATAGAAAACAAAATAACATTAGTAGGTAGTACATTAACTCATCATTTGTCGAAAAATACTCATGTTTTTGGAAATGGTGTTATATCTAGAACACAAAAACTTAGACACGGATTAGTTTATAATGTTGTTAGGGGTCCGTTGACGAAAAAAGTTTTGGAAGAATCTGGAATTGATGTTGGAGAAGTGGTATATGGAGATCCAGCATTATTATTACCATCTATGTATAATAATAAAAATATAAAAAAGAAATATAAGCTTGGCATAATACCACATCAAATAGAATATCATGATATGGTAAGTTTTGTTAAACAACATGAAGAGCATTTTCGCGATACTATAATTTTAAATACTACAACACCAACAGCTAAGAAAATGGAAAGATTTATAGATGATATTCTTAGTTGTGAAAAAATAATATCTTCAAGTTTACATGGAATAATAACATCACATGCATATCAAGTTCCATGTTTATGGTTACATTTTTCTGATAAGTTATGGGGAGATGGAATAAAGTTTAGAGACTACTTTGCTAGTGTAGGTGTAAATGACATTGAACCAATAAAAATGATTAAAACGCAAAATATAACTATAGATAATTATATACCAACTCTTTGTCTAGAAACATTAGAAAATAATATGCCGTGGAATAAACAATTGCCGGATTGTTTTTATGAAGACGATGAAGATCCACAATTTTATTTAAAAATAAATGATCAAAAAATTCCAATTAGAGCTAGAGATTATTGGAAAGATTTCTCTTTAGAATTTTCTCAATAAATATTTTTATTTTATATCTGTTTAGTTAATAACTTGATTTATCTCTGCATCACTTGTTTCGCCGACAGATATTGTCAATATATATTCTACAGTTATAGAACGATTAGCAGACTTTAAAATCGGACTAAAAATGAAATGTGTTAACAAACGCTCCCTCTCATTTTCGGGATTTATAGGATCGTTTTGCACCCCAGCATTTTGTCCATTAACTGGTTCAATGTTGCAATTTGCACATACTCCATTTGTTATCGCGTTGAAAAAATCCGTAGATGCCGTTTCACATGTTAGAACGATGGAAGAATTTATTCCAGTAGTTTTACTTTGAATAGTTAAATATCCATAGCTTTGTTTATTTGTTATTGAAGGATATGTTCCACTGGAGTCGTCTGTTATATAAAAATAAACATAATCATTTATTTGTGAACCGGATGAAATCCAAGACCCGTCATTAATACCTTCACATATATCACCATATGTTAACTCTCCAGACGTACCAGTTCCCGATGCAGGAGTTGTTATTTCACAATTATAAAACGTGCCGTCTACAGTTATTCCCATAGTGTATGTAGTGTTAACACTTAAATTTGAATTAGTTGTAGATCTTTTATTGCCTACATCAACATTACTATATCCATTCGTACTTCTGGCCGGTTTTCCAGGACTGTAAAGCCCAATTTCATCGAATAGAAAACATTTTTCATGCGCTTCCTCTATAACTCCAAGGTCGTCGGTTAAAACTTGACCAGATGGTTCGTTTTCATTTAAAATTGATATTATTGTAATATTGGATTTAAGTCCTACTTCAGTGCTTCTTGTTCCGCCACCGGGCGAATCTGAACTCGCATCATCACCACCGCCTATACGAACGTTTGATGAATCTGCTGATCCTGGGTCTGTACCAAAAAATACACTGTTTTCATCGACAACTTCCGAGTATGTTTCGTTGTATAGTCTTGATTGCCAACCGTCTTCTGCACCAGTATTGGGCGGCTTAAACACGGTGTTACCTGCGGAATCGGTGAATGATCCACCATTACCGTATGCAATTCTATATATTATAGAATTTGGTTCATTAGCTAGTGCTCTGGCTAAAATTCTAGCCATATTTTGCGGATGTATAGCATTAGATCCAGTGTGTATTAATTCTTTTGTATCTGAATAGAAAATATTAATTTTTGTTGTTATGTTAACGCCCATTGATTGTTTCATTTAAAATTTCCGTAATTCTTTACATATTTATATGTAGAATTTTTTGATTTTATTTTGTGTCTATGTTAAATATAAGTAGCGCCATTACCAAAGGAATAAAAATATGCTTAAAAAAGAAAAACAACTGATAAGGGAAGAGCTACTAAAGAATGGACCGCCAAAATGCGAGAGTGATAGGTGCGACAACAAAGTAGAATTTAATAAACGATCAAACAATTGGAATCATTATTGTTGTTGGAAATGTAGGGGGTATCATAATTCTAAAAAATCAAGAGAGAAAACAAAATTAACATTTTTAGAAAAATATGGAGTGGAGAGCCAATTCCACTCGAAAGAAGTAAAAGAAAAAATTAAAAAGACCAATTTAGAAAAATATGGTGTGGAAAATGTCTTTGCAACTCAAGAAGTAAAAGAAAAAATTAAAAAGACCAATTTAGAAAAATATGGTGTGGAAAATGTGTCCCACAATAAAGACATCCAACAAAAAATTGAAAATACTATGAGAGTGCGTTATGGTGTAAAAGCGCCATCGCAGAATGATGAAATACGACAAAAACAAATGGAAACGCTGATTAAAAATTATGGGGTTATGTATCCTATGCAATCAGAAATAATAAAACAAAGAGTTATCAGTAACAATATAGAGAAATATGGTAGGACGTCCCCAACGCAGATACATTTATCAGATGAGATAATATCAATTATTAATGATCCGATCAGAATAAAAGAAATCAATGATAAAATGCCTATACCGCTTATTGTGAAAACATATGGGGGTAGTGAATCATTATGGGTCAGATCATTACATAAACTTGGCATAAAACCTAAAGTTCATTATTTTTCTTCTGGTGAGATAGATGTCTATAATGAATTATGTAAAATAATACCACCAGAATTAATACAACAACGAAACAAAAATTTTATATCAACAGAAGTAGATATTTTAATTCCGTCGCATTCTTTAGCAATAGAATATAATGGTTTATACTGGCATTCTGAAAATGCTGGGGTATCAAAAGACTACCATTTAAATAAAACTGTTGAATGTGAAAGAAAACATGTAAAGTTACTACATATATTCGAACATGAGTGGAAAAAGAAAAAAGATATTTACAAATCAATAATACTTTCAAATTTGAATAACTGTGAAAGGCAATTCGCTAGAAAATTAATATTAAAAAGAGTTGATAAAAAATTAGAAAAACAATTTCTAAATCATAACCATTTTCAGGGATATGTAAAAAGTAATATTTGTTATGGTTTATTTAATACCGAAAATAAACTAATATGTTTGATGTCATTTGGTAATGCTAGATATAATAAAAATTATCAGTTTGAGTTGTTAAGATATTGTTGTTTATTGAATACCTGCGTAATAGGCGGTGCCAGTAAATTATTTTCAAATTTCATAAAAAAACACCATCCAGAATCTATCATAAGTTATTGTCACAGACATTTATTTTCTGGAAATGTTTATAAAAAAATAGGTATGACGTTTTCACATTATACTAAACCAGCTTATTGGTATACTAGTGATTATGATTCATTATTGTCGAGAGTAAAATTTCAAAAACATAAACTAAAAAATATATTGCCATTTTTTGATCCAAATCTCACAGAAGTGGAAAACATGAAAAATAACGGGTATGATCGCATCTGGGACTGCGGTAGTTCTGTTTGGTCATGGAAAAAATGAAATGAGTGCTATAAAAGCTTTACATAAAGCGGGAAAACTAAATTTGTCTAAAGATTTTATGTCTGATATTGTTTTTGAGGGCATAACTGGATCGTTTGCATATGCAGCGTCTAACGATACCAGCGATTTAGACATTTATGGTATTTGTATGCTGCCGTTAGATATGGCATTTCCCCATAGGACTGGCTATGTTCGCGGATTTGGTCCATCTCCAGAGTTTTTTGAAACGTTAAATCAACATCACATTCATCATAATGAAAAAGAGTATGATGTTAATATCATTTCCATTGTCAAATTCTTCAATCTAGCCGCAGAAAATAATCCAAACATCGTGGATGTTTTGTTTTTACCCCAACGGTGTGTACTATATGAAGATCAGGTTGGAAAACATCTGAGGTCAGCTAGACGACAATTTTTACACAAAGGAAGCGTCCAAAAATTTCTTGGGTATGCGCATTCAAAATTTAAAAAGATGGAAAATAAAGAGCCTATTGGTAAACGAAGAGAATTGGTTGATAGGTTTGGATACGATACAAAATATGCAAGTCATCTTGTTCGACTTTGCCTAGAATGTGAACAAATTCTTACAGACAGAGATCTGGATTTAGAAAAAAACGGCGATATCCTAAAATCTGTTCGCAATGGAATGTATACACTAGACGAGTTAAAAGCGTGGTTCAAAGATAAAGAGATAGCATTGCAAAAATTATATGTGGATTCTAAAATCCCATACGCTCCAGATTGGACATATTTGCGCACATTATTGATTCAATGTTTCGAAATTCGGTACGGAAGGATCAACGAAGTCAATCATGAAATTTTAGCATATAAAGATAGATTAGAACAGATTAGAAAATTAACGGAGATATAGTAGATGATTGATAGAAAATTTCATGGGGATAGATCAAAGAACCGACATGAAACAGTTAGAAAAACTTGCCAGCGAGTCATCAATTCGGTTAGAATTTGGTGTGGCAATTCGTCTACTATATGACAGTTCTGGTGGCATTGGTAAAGAAATCCATCAGATAAATAAACCGTTTGATGGTTTCTATACTAGATATGCTGGTGGAATAAATCCAGAGACAGTGAATAAAATCGCATATAATGTAGAATTGACATCTGGTAATACTCCAGTCTATATCGACATGGAAATTGGCATTAGAACAGATAACTGGTTTTGTATAAATAAATGCGGAAAAATAATTGACGCCGTAAATACTTTAAAAATGCAATTAATATGGGAAAATTAAAATGAGTCAAATAATTAATGATTTTGATAATAATTATATAGAACTTTGTAAAAAAATTATTAATAACGGTTTCATACAAAAAAACGAAAGAACTAATAAACGATGCGCAACAATATTTGGAGATTACCGAGAATACGATTTAAGTAAAGGAAAATTTCCACTTTTGACTACTAAACAAATGGATATCAGACCTATTGCTGCTGAATTGTTAGGATTCATACGTGGCTGTACCAACGCCGCAGATTTTAGAAAATTAGGATGTAAAATTTGGGATGCCAATGCTAACAAAACTCAATCATGGTTACAAAACCCTAATAGGAAAGGAGAAGATGATTTAGGCCGCATCTATGGTGCTCAGGCAAGAGATTGGAAGGCAAATGATAATAGATCAATTGATCAGTTAAAATGTATTGTGGAGCGTTTGGATAAACGTAATGACGATCGTAGATTAATAGTAACTCACTGGAATCCGGGAGAGTTAGATGCTATGGCACTTCCACCGTGCCATTTATTGTATATGTTCGGTTTACAGGGTTCGACATTGAATTTATGTATGATTCAACGTAGCATGGACGTGCCTTTAGGTGCTCCTTACAATATTGCTTCGTATTCTTTATTACTTTTATTAATGTGTAAAATAACAGGTCTGTCTCCCGGTAAATTCTGTCATTTCTCGTGGAATGTTCACATATACCAAGATCAAATGGATGGAATTATGCATCAAATAACAAGACAACCATTTTCTGCGCCATCAATATGGATAGATGACAGAATCAATTCTTTAGAAGATTTGGAAACTTGGGTTACTGTAGATTGTTTTAAAATGATTGATTATCAACATCATCCAAAAATTGTATTTCCATTTTCGGAGTAATAATGAATATAAAAATAATTAATATAATATTATCTAGTTTTCTATTGGGAGCAATATTAGGAATTCTTATTGGAATATCAATAAAATATCCACTAAACCCTGAATATTATGAAAAAGCACAAAAAATATGCGAGAGCCATGAAAATTTAAAAAGACTTAACATTTCTATTACTGGAAAAGTACATTCTGTAGAATGTAAAGACTCTAGTAAATTTTATATAAAATAATATATAATGTTTTTATAATTTTTTAATTTTTTTATAATTTTACATTGATAAACATAATATTTGCAAATCCTGAAACTTGATTAGAAAATGTTATGTTTATTGTATTTTCATTTATTGAAATTGAAGATGGCATTATTTGTTCATTATTGGAGTCAAATGTTTGAACTATTACATTTTTAGTATTATAATTATGATTTATAACCCATTCTAAAGATGGTGATGAGAATGAATATTGTATGATGTCATTAGAAACTAATATTGCATCTGCGCTATATAATAAATCATTTTTATTAAATTTTAATTTTCTTAAATTGTTAAACATATTTGTTCAATATTTACGATAAAGAGAATACTATAATTTCCGCAGCAGTCTGGTTATTTAAAATTATTTCCACTTGATTTTCATTAACATATTTTACTTCATAATTATTTGAACTTATCTTTTTACTTGTTAGTTTATCAAATATTTCAACAAAACAGTATTTCACTCCTAAATTATGTGTTAACACATATTCACTTTGAGATGTTTGAGACGAAAATCTATAAAAACAACGTTTGTTTGAAAATTTATTAGTGTTGGAATTCCAATATAATAAATCATTGTTCAGCAAAACGCCAGACGTTTCATAGTCTTGCATTGAAGATGCTATACGTAGATTTCCATAATTTTTTATAGCATTTTCTAAGCTTATATTCACAAAAGTGTTTGAAGTAAAAATTAAAATATCTCCAAAATCTGGACTATTTAACATAACATCTTGTAAATCTGATATAGAATTTTGAGTCACATTTGATATAGCAGTATCAAGCTGGTTCAAAACATCGAACAAAGAATTTTCAGATGTTAATCCAGACACATTATTAAATTCATTGAATAACGTAGAGTTAAATGATAAATCATCGTTAATCCATGGACCAAGTGTTGTTATTAATGGAGATTCTTGATCAGTATCTGAGAATTGTATTAGTTTATAACCAGTACCATTATTAAAATATAATTTACCGTTAAATGACAATAACCTATTGCTATCAATTTCTGAAAGAGAAATAGATTCAACATTTTCTACATGCAAACCTAAAATTTTTCCGTTTATTAATTCTATGTCACCGTAAAATTTCATTTTAAATTTCTCTAGTATAATAAGTATTTATATATGAAGTTTTATTCAAAACGTAAATTGTTAAAAATTAGGATTTAAATAAATTGGCTCTTGCGGGTAAAAATCTATAATATCTCTTCCTATTATTGTACCAATTTTTTGAATGATATTAGATTTAGCAAGATGTGTAGTAAGCCGACCGTTTTCATCACAAAATAAATTTTTGTTGATTTCATCAGGGCCAAATATCCAAGAATTGTCAACAATTTCACCACGAGTTATATATTTTACTACCTGACCGATTGAAAAATTCCCCATAGATATAGCAAATGCTACTTTATTAATGTTATTTGCTTTAACTATATTACCGTTATTATCAATACTTAACAAAGAAAGATGTGGAATATTTTCAGAGGCGACTCCGTAATATATGGAATTACTTAAAAGTATGTTTGTAGAAGTTTTCCACGAGTTAACATTATCTTTATAATCCATTTGAGTCATAAATGAATAATATTCACCATCTTGTATTCTCAGTGGAATACCATTTCTAGACTGTAATATTGTGCTACAAAATGAAGGTTTTGTTGATCCTACTTGAGTTCCGGTATGTGAAATATTAACAACACCATTTTGACACGTTCCAACTATTATTTGAATTATATTAACCCAATTGTAACCATTCCATTGAAACATTCTATTATTTGTTAAATTAAAAAACATTTCTCCTATATTAATTTGATTAGGTAGAGTTGTTCCAAATTTGTTTTCTGGGTTTATGGTTGTGGTAATATATTGTAATTCACCTGTAAAATTATTTAATTGTACTAATAACCAAGTTTTTTCTGATGAATTGATGTGCCAAGCATTATTTTTATCTTTTAACTCTATATAATAATTTCTAATACCATGTGACATAGTACAAGATATTAATTTTTTTGTATTTTTAATAGAAACATATCCATTAGAATATTTTAGTGGATTATTTATTCCATCCCAAGAATATATCAATCCGTTAGAAAAGTTTGTTTTTATTATCATGAAACCTTCCTTATATGCGGATATGTGGATTCGATAGCATTAGTATTAATATAAACTTCTCCCCCATTATATGTCATATACCAATATTGTGTATCTACTATTTCACCTAAATCAAGAATTTTGTCTAACGTTTTATCATGAATTTTGTGTGGATAGGTACTTAATAGAACAAATGCTCCTCGTGACGGTATGCTTTGACGTATTCCAGTACCATAATTGATTCTGATGAATCGAATTTTTGTTCCATCAGGTATATCAGAAAAAGTTAAATTTGCATTATCGAAAGTAGTAAATTGTAAAATGTTTTTCATTTTGACGTAATAATTTCTACGGTTTCGTATGAGTATTTCATTTATGCCAACCCATGGAGAAGCTATCTGGGTTGTTGGTATTTTTTCAAAACAAATAACTTCCTCTTCATTAGGCTTTGTTATCCCTATTTCCAATTCTATATCGCCAATAAATTGTAAATCTAATGGCAACGATGGAGTTGGTGTTGGTGTGGGAGTATCAATTTTTGTAAGTAATTTTGGAATAGCAAATGTGAATGTTCCACCAACTGTAACTTGGGTCATTTGTTCTGTTGGTTCTGAATATTTTATAATGTCATGTTGTGAAGTTCTTGCTATACAATGAGCTACGCCAGATGCATTATCTAAATTAACAATTAAGTTATTAGAATCTATATAATTAATAGAATAGTTTGATTTATCTAGTTTTTTTATTCCGTTACCAGTATTAACAAATACTACTACAAATGGATGATTATTTAAATTGTGTTTAATTCTCCATATTGTATTTTTATTAATCTGATGATGGTTAAAAAATTTGTTTCTAGAATTGAATTCATATAATTCAGAAAGGTCATTGTCATAATAATCATACGTTTCTCTTATATTGTATGGGTTTCTCGCAATAGGTTGCAGTTTTCCAAAGCAACCATTAGTCAACACGCATCTACCAATTACGGTTAACCCGTTTTGATTTTCTAACAATTCAACTTCTCTTTTACATGTATTACATTTATATTTTATAGTTGACATTACAATTCTAATTTATAGATTTATTTATTCAAGGCAGCCAATGATCCCTTATTTGTGGATAGTTAATTTCATGTGGCTTTGGTACTCCGTGAAAGCATATTATTTTTGCATTTTTAGGCATATTAAATATTTTATTTTTAATACAATGTTTTTTATAAGAAACAATTTCAGATCCGAAAACATCTTGAAAATATGTTATGCCATCAACATTTTGATTGATCCATTGTTGATCGCCTTCTGGCGTGTAATTCATAATTGCTTGTGAATTTCTTAAAAATTTTTCATAAATATGGTGATAACCGCCTGATGTCCATGACATTAAACCGCTTCCAAGCGTATCATTTTTATAAAAATCTCTTAGTCCACAAAAATTAAATTTCTTACTAACTATATTATCAATATTTTCTAAAATAACTGTGTCCAAATCTAAGAAAAATACTCTTTTGTTTTTAAATATATCAGGTCTAAATAATTCTATTTTACACCACCATTTTTTAAAATCGTGTTTTAATTTTATAATTGAGTCCACATTAGAATTAAATCCGGTATGATCGTCGGTAAGACATACAAATTCGTGTGGTATTTTTACATTTTTTTTAATAGAATTAGCTAGAGCATTAACATAGTTGTAATTATAAACTGGTCCTCCTGTACGCAACACACATGATATTATTAAGTCTGGTTCATTTTTATATGTTTCCATTTTGTATGGAAATGTTTGTATTAAGTCTGATTCATTATTATATGATTCCGTTTTGTATTGAAATATTTCTATTATGTCTTGTGTAGATTCTTCTTTTTTTGTTAATGTTATTGTTTTTTCTATACTATTGATTGTTTTACATATATTGTCATTATTTTTATAAAGAAATTCATTAACGGCTTTTGAACTTAGATTATTATTCGTTTCAACGTAATTTGTTATAATAATATTACCATTTATTGGTAGTATTTTAAAACAAAACTCTAAACATTCTTTTGTAGGCTCATATTGGATTAGATCTATAACACAAATAGATGGCGATATATTTTTTAAATTTTTTATTGCAGTTTTTATATCACGAAAATCATTTATTGTGAATTTATTTTTATAGTTTTTTATGTTAGAATTTAGACGATTTATAAGATTTTTCCTAGAAAATGAAAACCTTCCCTTGTTGTATAAGCAAGTCTTATTATCTTTTTCAAAATCAAAAATGGTAGGTTGCTCTAAGCCAGTAGAATTATGTATGATCAAAAAATTCTTTTCTGTAATATCCAATTTTGCTAAACGTATAATTATATCACCTTTATACACTCTGAAAAAAACTATATTGCCATTTATGTCTTTAGTGTCATTTATAGATTTAATTATAGTGTCAAGCATTTTTTAAATATCCTTGAATATTTTTACTGATTCTTCTGGAGTATATTTTTGAAAACAAGTTATACTACTGTTTAAACTGCCATTTATTACTGTTATATTTGCTTTTTTTAACTGATCAACCGTAGATTCCATCATTAGTGGTAAAAATTTCAATGATCTATTCTTTTCTGATCCGGAATAATAATATCCTATATCTCCATCCATGCCTAATATCAAAATTTTTTTTGGTTTCATGTGGTATGCAAGATTTAGAGCACCAAAACCAGAGTTGCCAGTATTTATACAACCGGGGTCTTCACTCAAACCTAATCTATAAGCAGTTTCACTTGATACAGTTGGATTATTATGGGATATTAACCTATGTAAATACGTTATATTTTTTGGTGCATTTATCCTGTGACTTTGAATTTTTGCGTGTGGCGTCCCAAAGTCTTGTGGAACTGCTGCGTATAATTTTGGATTTCCTTTTTTTGGTAACTGTCCACCAGACAATCCCCATGGATCGAGGGTAAACCATGCATCATAAATGGGAACACCAATATAAGAATTATTGACACATATAATGTGTCCAATACCAGATAATAAATTCATGTCAAATGATTTTAAACTTCTTCCACTACAAACAATTACTATACTGTCGTGTTGACAACTTACAACTCCCCAAGACACTCCGTTCATATTTTTTCCTTTTTTCTAGCGTTTCCAGAAGAATAGTGTAGTATTACAGTATCTTTTTGTTTTTCGTGTAACTTGTTTACCATAAAAAATTTTCTAGGTAATAGTTGTGTTTTTAATTTATTTTTCCAATTCTTTTGCCAAACAATTTCAAGATTAGCTTCATCTGTTCCTTTATTTGAATTACATACATTACACCATTCCGTTAAAAAATCTATAGAATTTTGTGTATAATTAAATAAAATAGTACCTACACACCAGGTTCTTCTTGGTCCCCACTCTTGCCTAACAGCCATCATATCAATATCATTTGGAACATCTAGTTCTATAGGATTGTATATTTCTGCATCAACATCTATCCACATAATTGTTTGTTTTTGTTCGCATAGATTTTTTAGTATTATTGATGGTTTTTTTCTAGTATTAGAATGCCAGTCTCCACAATCATTAAATTGTTCCATAATTAATAAATTGTTACAATTTCTATGAAACATTTTTTTAAATTTTTCTGCGCATTTAATATAGTATTCATTTGAACTGAAAGCTGTAACTATAATAGGTTGTGTCATACGACATCCTCAAGTTTCATTCTAGGAAAGCATTTTAAATCTGTATTTGGTGACGTGTTTATAACTTCTATATTTGCACGCTTAAAAAAATCTGCCATAGATTGAATTGAAGGTATAAAAAGATTGCAGTATACTTCTGGTTTTATTGATAAGCTGTGTCCACCGTGCCAATGTGATTTACCATCAATAATTTTCATATCATATCCTAATAATATTATTCTTCTAACTTTACAATTATACAATAAATTTAATATATGTGCTCCACTATTGTTGCCCCTAACATTATTTAAATCTGGATCTATTCCTTTATCACCAGTACGTCTTAATATAGTTGAATTTCCAATTCCAAGATGTTTTTCACTATTTAAATACTTATCAGAGACATGGAATTTACTATGAAATCTAAATTTAGCTGGATGATTTTTTACACCTTCTATATGGTTATTCACCCATGTTTCATCTGCCCAATATAATGCCAATGCATCGGGATAAATAGAATATGAATTGTTAAGGCATACTACTAATTTTCCATTTAAAAGGTTTAAATTTTGTGTTTTTACTGTTGACCCACCGGCAATGACATAAACTGTTCTGCCTGATACCTTATCATAAAAGTCTTGAAGTGTTTTTCTAATCATGCTATAATGCTGCTTCTAATACGATATTTATTTATATGACTAAAATGCTGTTTCCAACGATCAAAAAAGAATGTTCAGAATTTATTGTAAATTCTAATGGTATTCCATTATACAAATCCTTATTAAGCGGTAAGGATGGCTTTATAAAGGTTAAAGCCAGACATAGAAAAATTCACGATAATTCATTTGAAAGTGCATTTAATTCTGCTTTCCAAAATCAAACAAAAAAAATTTTGTCAAAAGCCATATTTTGCAATGTTGATGAAATTATATTGCCTAATCACGAAAACTATTATGTTTTTCCAATTAATGGTTATAAAATTCTTTATAGTAAAAATGATAAGAACACATCAAAGACGTATCAAAATGCATTAGCTGAAATATTGGATATAGTAGCAGAACAACATGCAGTAAGTTTATTAACTACTATACTGGAAAATGATTATACTGATGAAAGTTTAAGTGAAGCACTCTTAAACAAAAAAGAGATATTAATATATAACATACCATATTTTTATGCTATAAAATGTTCATTATTTCCATCTATTGAAGATTATAAAAAAATAATCTATAACTAATTGATAAAATTACAATATATATATAATTTCGCAAAATCATCTAAATAAATCTACATTAAATTAGAAGCCAAGGACGAAAAAAATATGAAAGATAATGTATCAAATTTTAATTCAATTCAAGTCATAAAAAGAAATGGCACTACAGAAGATCTTAATATAGAAAAAATACATAAAATGGTACATTTAGCTTGTGACGGAATAGCTGGTGTTTCAGTATCTGACATAGTAATGCAGGCACGTTTATCTTTTTTTAATGGTATTACTACAACAGAAATTCATAGAGCTTTAACTAAAGCTGCTTCTGATTTAATAACCGAAAACAGTCCCAATTATCAATACGTTGCGGGAAGATTGCTGAATTATGATATGCGTAAAATGGCATGGGGCGGAATGGAACCGCCTAAATTATATCCGTTTATTGTTAGAATGATTAATGATGGATATTATACTAAAGATCTTTTGGAAATGTATAGTGAAGAAGAATGGAATAAAATTGAAAATTTTATAGACCATGACAGAGACTTAGAAATGACTCATATAGGTGTAAGTGAATATGTCACAAAATATGCTGTTCGAGATAGGTCACTTAATGAAATAGTTCCACTGGAAACCCCTCAATTTACTTACATATTAGTGGCCGCAGTCTTATGCTCTAGAGAAAAATCATTAAAAGCTGTAAAAAGTTATTACAATGACATATCAAATTGGAATATAAGCTTACCTACCCCTATAATGGCTGGGGTGAGAACACCTACTCGCCAATTTTCAAGCTGCGTGCTTATAGAATGTGGGGACTCGTTAGATAGTATTATTGCTTCTACTGGTGCGATAGTAAAATATGCATCCAAACGGGCAGGAATAGGTTTAGAAGCATCTGCCATAAGAGCCGAGGGATCTAAAGTAGGTAACGGGGAAATACGTCACACTGGCGTAGTTCCGTTTTACAGAATGTTTGAGTCTGCTCTAAAATCTTGTTCTCAAGGAGGAATTAGAGGAGCTTCCCTTACTCTTTATACTGCAATCTGGCACTTAGAGATTCAGGATATTTTGGTATTGAAAAATAATAAAGGAACACAAGATAATAGAGTTAGAAAACTAGACTATGGAATACAAATAAACAACTATTTTTATAATAAATTTATTAAAGGAGAAAACATAACTCTTTTTTCACCTTCGGAGAAAGAAACTCCAGGATTACGTGAAGCATTTTTCGCAGATAAAAACAAATTTATAGAATTATACGAAAAATATGAAAAAGACGAAAATATTCGTAAATTATCAATACCAGCTTCAGAATTATTTACAAAATTAATGATGGAAAGAAAGGATACTGGAAGAATTTATATTTTTAATGTTGATAATGTCAATAATTATGTACCGTTTGACGTACCAATTAGAACAAGTAATTTATGTGCAGAAATATTATTACCTACACAGCAGTTAAATTCAGTAGATGACGATAATGGTAGGGTTGCGTTATGCACTCTTTCAGCCATAAATTTAGGAAACATTAGAAATTTAGATGATTTAGAAAAAATAATGTGGAATGCTGTATCAAAACTTGATAATTTGTTGGACTATCAAGAATACATGCTTCCAGCCGCCAGAGAAGCAACTTTAGATTATAGACCATTAGGAATTGGTGTTGTAAATTTAGCATACTATTTGGCTAAAAATGGAGTCAGATTTAATGACACTGCGGCCTTACATTTGTTACATGACACATTTGAGGCTTTGTCTTTTTACGGCATAAAGGCATCAATGGAATTAGCAAAACTAAAAGGTCCGTGCAGAGAACACGAAAAGACAAAATATGCTCGTGGTATACTACCTATAGACAGGTATAATAAAAATGTTGATAAATTAATTACTCCATCGTATAAATTAGATTGGGAGTGGTTGAGAGGCGAAATCAAGAAGTATGGAATACGAAATGCTACAATTTTAGCAAATATGCCTGCAGAATCTTCGTCAAAAATAATGAATGCGACTAACGGCCAAGAAGCAGTAAGATCATTAATAACTGTTAAAGGTAATAAATCCAATATATCAAAACAAGTTGTTCCGGAGATAGGGAGATTAAAAAATAAGTATGACCTGCTTTGGGAAATGAAAAATATGGACGGTATAATTCATACCGCTGCTGTGATGCAAAAATTTATATGTCAATCATTATCTACTAATCTTAGTTATAATCCTGCAAATTATGATAATGCAGAAATTCCAATGTCTGTATTGCTTGGCGATTTATTAAAGTGTAATTATTATGGAATTCGCACTCTTTACTATCATAATACTAATGATCAAAAGGATGTTGATATGGTCGAAAACCATTCAGAAAATGTTAAAAATTTAGAAACACATACAGAAGTAAAAGAAGAATGTGATTCATGTACAATTTAAAGGAGTAATATAAAAATGAAGTCATTTAATAAGAATAATATAGATTTCACAAAAGAATATATGTTTTTCGGTGAAACGCCTAATGTTTCAAGATTTGATGTTCAAAGATTTGAAATATTTAAACAATTGTATATAAAACAGTTAGGTTTTTTTTGGAAGCCTGATGAGATAGATCTATCTAAGGACAGTAAAGATTTTAAACATTTACCACAAAATGAACAACATATTTTTATAAAAAATTTGTTGTTTCAAACTTTCTTGGACTCTGTTCAAAGCAGAAGTCCACAGTCTTTTATGCCGCATGTTTCAAATCCAGAAATAGAATCTATGATAACGCTATGGTCTATGTTTGAGTCATTACATAGCTTTTCATATTCATGGATAATACAAAATGTTTTTTCTAATCCGACCGAAGTTCTTAATCAAATAATGACAGATTTTAATATTTTAAATAGGGCAGATAGCGTAACTTCTTATTATGATGACTTCATGAAATATTCATTATTATATCAGGTTTTTGGAGAAGGTCGGCATAATACTAAAGATGATGGATTAGTTAATATTTCTCTTAGAGAGTTAAAAAGAAAATTACTATTATGTATGGCATCTGTTAATGTATTAGAAGGAGTGCGTTTTTATGCATCATTTGCGTGCTCTTTTGCCTTTGCGGAAAGAGGTTTGATGGAGGGTAATGCAAAGATTATCACTTTTATCGCAAGAGATGAAAACTTACACTTAGCATTTACCCAAAATATTTTAAAAAAATGGGCAAATGGAGAAGATGATCCAGAAATGGCAGAATTGTTTGTAGAAAGTTTACCAATTATAGAAAAAATGTATATTGATTGTGTAAAACAAGAAACTGAATGGGCAGATTATTTGTTTAAAGATGGACCAATGTTAGGATTAACAAAACCTATTCTATGTGAATATGTTAAACATATCGCAGGAAAGAGAATGCGTACTATAGGCATAAAAAATGATTATCCAGTTAAAAATCCAATAACATGGACTGACAAATATTTAATTGGCAGTAACGTACAAGTAGCTCCACAAGAAGTAGAGATATCTTCATATGTTGTTGGTGGAGTAAAACATGATATTAGAGATGGCATGTTTTCAAATCTATTAACATAAAATTAATAATAAAAATTACATAATAAACATAATTTTTCATATAAAAATATATGGAGAGGCATCAATAAAAATGGCGTTCTGCGTTTTAACTATAACAGTTAGTAAAATATGTAGTTTTAAAACTGGATATAAATACTTTTACGATATGGGATTAAAAATAGATGATCAAACACTATCAGCCTTTAAAGCAAGTAGAAACCGAACAATTAATTACACAGCCCCAAGATAATAATTTAATAAAATGCTATACGCAAGTCATATCAGTAAATATCTATCATTTTTATATTAGCGATGAAATACAAGACTATAAGCAATTTCAAGAATTGATTCATGTGTTAAAAACTGCGGAAGCACATGATAAAATAATAATATATCTGAATTGCCCGGGCGGTGATTTATATGTCACTATTCAAATAATAAATGCCATACGAACATCGCGAGCAACAGTTATTACATGTATGGATGGAAAAGTATATTCAGCAGCAACTTTAATATTTTTGGCAGGGCATGAATTTATTGTCAATAAAAATTGTAGTTTTATGATTCATAGTTATTCTGAGGGCAATTTTGGTAAAGGAAATGAAATTGTTTCTAGAATAAATCATGTTAGTGATTGGTTTCAAAAGCTCACTCGCGATATTTACGGAGGATTTTTATCTGAAACAGAAATTAAAGATGTATTAGAAGGTAAAGATATATGGCTAGACAGTGATGAAGTCCTCCGACGTTTACAAAATAATAGTGAATTAAAATCAAAAGACGAAGAGAAAGTACAAGAAAAAAAATCACCAGTATCAGAAAAGAAAAATCCTGCCACAAAAAAACTACAGAACAAAAAGAAAACTTGACCCTTCTATTCATCTAACTGTATAATACTAAGATGAATGAAACTTTAGAAGATATCATAAGAGAACATATAAACATAAAAAACCCAACTGCTGCTGGTTGGCAGAAAGTCTTTTGTGAAGTATGCGGAGACGGAAGTAGGACTAAAGGACCTAGAGGCGGATGGTTGTTGAATAATGATTCCGCTTCTTATCATTGTTTCAACTGTGGCATAAAGGGAAGATTAGAACCACCATATGCAATGAGTAAAGATGTAAAGACTATTTTAGAAGCATTTGGTATTCCTTTGAATAAAATTTTATATCTTCGTTTATTATTATCAGATAAAATATCAAATAAACCTAAAGAAAAACCTAAATTTTCTTATATTGATATTCCAGATTATTTTGTTGAACTTAAAAATGCTAAATCGCATCCATTTTATAATATAGCTATAAATTTCTTGAAACAAGAAAAATGCATAGATCATGAAAAATATTCGTTTTATCTTTCTACAGGGAAATCATCTGTTTCTCCCGATGAAAATGCTAAAGCATTATATCTAAAAAATAGATTAATAATACCGGCATTTAAAGAATCAAAAATGATTTATTATCAGTCTAGAGCATTGATAGAATCTCAAAGAAAATATGTGTCAGTTGATAAACCAAAATTAGGAGCAATGTACTTTATTGATAGGTTATTTGATAATACAACAAATCGTTTGTTCATAACAGAGGGCTTTTTTGATGCTTTTCATATTAATGGAGTAGCTGTTATGGAAAATTATCTTACATCAGAACAAGAACATTTATTAGTTAGATGTAAAAAACAAAAAATTATTGTTCCAGATCGTAAGGGATCATCTGATAAATTGTTAGAGTTTGCAATAAAACATAATTGGAGTATTTCTATACCTAAATTTGATGATGATGTTAAAGATATTACAGAATGTGTTAAGAAAAATGGAAGACCATATACTATAAAATTGATTACAGATTCGATATATTCCGGTTCAAATGTAGAATTTCAAATTAAAATTAGAAAATAACTAAATATAGGTTATAACATGTAGTTTAGGATAACAGAAAATATGAAAAAAATTGATGAGGCATCAATAAATGAGTACATTGAATTTTTATCACATTCTGCGTCTTATTCTCGTAAAAATAAAATATTACTAAATAAATCTTTTAGTTCTGAGTTTTTAGAAAAAGTAAAACATGTAATTGATGGTAGCAAATCAAAGATTGACGAAAACAAAAATAAACAAAATAATATTCAATATGAATGATAAAATTATTGAACATGAATTTTTTAATGTAAACTCATTAGAACAAACTTTAAATTTTTTGTACTCTACAAAAATAGAAGATATTACTGATTACGAGTTACGGGTTGTAACTATTGCAACTCGCCAATCTTTGGAAGTTTTATATTCTATGTTGCACAATAACAAAACAATTCCAAACAATTCTTTAAATAGCAAATCCGCATAGCATAAATAAATCTATAACTTTGGATTTGGAATGTCTTGTGAACTAAGGCCCGGAATATCAAAACCTATAGATGCACTGATACGCTATTTTTTAGAAGTAAAACCGTATCATACTAAGCTGTTGGAAGTCATCGAAAAATATAGGATAAATGAATACATTTCTGTAGGTATTACAGAAAATCACAATATCGACATAATTAAGAAAAATTTAGCATTATGCGGACCTGTTGGATTTGGTTTAATATGGGACGAAGAATGTGGTTTTGATGCAGTAGAGTGTTGCGATCTTTTTGAATGTATCGGTGGATATGGATTAATATTTGACAATTCTGATCTTTTAGTTTCTGCTCCTATTATTTCAATAAATGAAACATCAGATACGGTAGAATTATCTGGAGATCCTGATTTAATAAACAATTTTACATTTGATAAAAGAATTCAAATTCATAATATTCCATCTCATGATACAATAATTTTGCGAGGGAACCATTTAAATACGTTCAATATACATAAATTATTTTTAGTAGTCCCCTTTTTCACTTTTGATATAGTTCATAATACGCCCAATAGCTTTTTTATTTCTGGAAATAAAGTTTCAGAAATAAAAAGTAAGATGCATTTTAGGGTGTCTGGCAGCCGTTATAATGACGGCGTTTATGCTGTAACTTTAGTTAGATACATACCAGAATCGAACAGAACAGAAATCATTGTAAGCGAACAGGTAGATACCACCTCAATATCTGGCTATATCGAAGTTAAAAGTCCAAATAAAAATAACGGTGTATATCAAGTAAAAACAGTAACTTATAATGGTACTGATACTATTATAAAAATAAAAAATAATAATGTATTTAATCATGTTTCAGAAAATATACACGGTTCAATTCAACTGCGAACTGGTTTAATAGCCCCAAGACGAGTATGGTTCTATAATCCTGATACGTTTAATTTAACTGAATATAAAATTAGTAATCATTCATACAATCCAGAAACAAATACAACAATATTAACATTTGCTGAAAGTATCTCCGCTCCGTTATCTGGGAATGGTGAAATAAGATTATATGGGTATAAATTTGGGGCTGGTTTTGATGGTTTTGAAGAATGTTCAGTTCCTAAACCATATAATATACATATGAATGTAGGGGAAGTGTTAAATATAACGGTAAATACCATAGAACCACCTACGCCTACACCTACACCTACGCCTACACCTACACCTACACCATCGTCTGAACCTAGTAATCCCGCGTTGCTGATGCATAATGGGGGTTACATATTACGTGTCGATGGTGGTAAAATATTACTTAACTAATGATTTATTTAGATTATATTAAAGTTAAAACAAAAATGAGAGAAGTAGTAATAAATAAATACAAAATGATGAGGATATGTAAATGCCAGATACGAGAATAGTAGATTTTACCCCAGCAAGTCCACTTACTGGAAGCGAAGAATTAGCTGGCGTACAATCTGCTTCCGATGTTAAAATATCTACATCACAAATTAAAACTTTTACTAATTGTATTAAACCTTTAGATAATAATAGTTGGGGTGGAATATTTTATGAAACTGGAATATTAGGTGAGTCTGTTTTATTTGGAGAAGTTATATATCTAAATGGAGTAGATAGTAAATGGTATAAAGCAGATGCTAGTGATGCTTCTACGTCTGGTGATGTCAAAGTAGGAGTTTGTGTAAGCGGAGGCAATGCGAATGATAATACCATTATATTATATATTGGTAATATAAGGGCAGATTCATTATTTCCAATTTTTACAGTGTCTGGGCCGGTGATGATGTCGGAGACGCCAGGACAAATGACTCAGACAGCACCAACAGCTAGCAACTCAGTTACTAGGCGTATAGGATTTGCTAGTACGCCACACGAAGTTTTTGTTAATATTAGTAATGACTATTATACACATATTTAATTAAAAAGGATAAAAAATGGCAACAGAATTATGGACAACACCTTTAAATCATGCAAATGATAATGGTTGGAGAAATACCCATTCAGAGTTATCAGATTATCTAACAAATATAGGTATTCCAAAAACTACAGATACAGGACAAGTAAATTGGTTAACTTCTACTTTACCACCGAATACTTCGACTACAGCTTATGAAATAAGATATATTAATGATTTTCTGCATTCAACTGATCCAATATACTTTAAATTGGAAATATCAAATGAAAATAGTGGTGGTGATAATAGAGTTCCATTTATGTACATAACTGTTGGTACCGGAACAAATGGGTCTGGTACAATAACTGGAAATGTCACTCCAAGATTAACTATATCTAGTTTTAATCCAATAAAATCAAATACAGATCCTAAAACATCATTTTTATGTTATTTACCTGGATATTTAGCACTATGTTATAAAAAATATAGCCAAAGAGATCATTGGAATACCATTGAATTAGGTTTTTCCTTTTTCGCTATTAGCAGATTTACAGATTCATCAGGGACACCAATACCTGGAGGATTTTATGTTTATTATTCTGACTCACAAACAAATCATCCTATACAAAGATTTACAATAAATACTAATTTAAATTCTGTAACTAATGATGGTATGTCTACATGTTTCTTCCCAGGAAGTGGCCCTACTTTGGTAAACGGTCAAGCTCAAGTCATGCGTCATTTTGGTATGCAACGGGCAGTTACTTGCATTCCAAACTTTTTAAGTTATTATACGACTGAAATAGGTTATTCTAGTACATTCACAGCGACCCCGGTTGGTGTAACACCAATAACATATTTGGCATTAGGTGCTAATGGTTCAGGGGTGATGGGAGCACCTGGAAATGCTTCTATACATAATTCTACTTTACATTCTTTAGCTATAAGGTGGGAATAAAATATGCCACATTATGATGCAATGCCTACTATTTCAATTTCAGAAGGAGTTAATGTTATAACTACAAACATATTTCCTATATACCCATTTTCAATAACTAATAGCATTCCGCCTGGAAATAAAAGAATTGCTGCTGATAATCCTAGTAAAGTGGTTTTAGGCAATGCACCAGTATCAAGAGTAATAGATATTTTTGACAAAGAAACAAACGTACACGTAGCTAGAACCATTTCATCACCAATCGATGGTACGTATAGTTTTGAAGGATTACCAGATAGAGAATATTTTGTCATATGTCGTGGTATAAACGGTGAAAACGATTCAATACATACTAGGATAACGCCCGTATGACCATATATGTACCTCCTAGCGGTGATAGAGTAGGATTTATTGTTTATCCTGATATAACATATCCAGAAGTAAAAAAGACTATAAATGGTAAAGAATTGCTAGATGGAGATATACCTCCAGTTTACGGAAGTTATTTACCACCGGATGGAAATCATGTTGGTTTTGTAGTAAATTATACATTACCAAATCTTTTAGTTAAAAAAATAAATGGTATTGATATTAATAATTTGTTAAAATAAATTTATTTTAAATTTATAATTTCTTTCAATTTAGAAATTGATTGTGCTGAATTAACGTGTAGTATACCAATACCACCAGCGTCAACCCACGGTTTAATAGATTTTTCTCTATCATCAATTAAAATAGAGTTAGGCGTGGCATATTGACTTTTTTGTTCGCTACTTTGAACAATTTTAACAACTACATGTCCCAAATGTTTCTTACACCAATTTCTTTTTTGTTCAGCAGCATTTTTTGGTGTACGCCCAGAAGCAGATAAAATATAATAATTAATGAAATTATTCTTTACGAAATTAAAAAGTTGCATGGCATCTGGTAATAATTCTAAAGATTCAAAGAAAGGCTGTACGTTTTTATCATATTCCGATATAGAAGTCCAAATTTTTCTCTTTGGAATTTTATCAAATTCCATGTTATTAATTTCTGAAACTTTTTTTTCGAAATTGCATAATGTTCCGTCTAAATCTATTGCAACTGCCCATTTTTCATTATATTTTATATCTTTTGCTTTCATTGTAAATCCAATAAATTGTATGCCAATAATATACAAGAACACTCCCATTATGTCAACCATAAATAATACTAAAAGTATTTTTTGTCGAAATATAATATTTATATATGTTATAAATTTGTATAAAACTACATGCATGAAATCTTTCGATAGTTTTATTTCTAGTAAAATATAAAATACAAATATCAAAAAATAAAAATATATAATTAATTTTTCATTCGAACAATTATAATATAGGTATTAATAAATGTCATCAATAAATGTGTTTTGGTACAATCCAATTAATGGAAGTGATAAAAATAATTGGGGGGATTTACTTAATAAAACCTTGATAGAAAAAATCTCTAGAAAAAAAGTAGTATGGATAAATCATGGAAATAATTTAGAAAAATATATCTGTATTGGTAGTATTTTACAAAGAGCAGATTCCGGTTCTATAATATGGGGAGCAGGTTTTCTTTCAAGCTCTAGAAAATTATCAACAATTCCAAAACAAATATGTGCTGTTCGTGGGAAGTTATCAAGAGATATCATTTTAAAACAAGGAATAGATTGTCCAGAAGTATATGGAGACCCTGCATTATTGTACCCAAAATACTATAATCCATTAGTAAAAAAGAAGTACAAACTAGGAATTATTCCACATTATGTTGATGCTAATAATGATTGGTTTAATTATAACAAATCAAAAGAAATTTTGAAAATAGATATATTATCTGGAATTAATAATGTAGTAGATCAGATTTTATCATGTGAAATGATAGCATCAAGTTCATTGCACGGCTTAATAGCAGCGGATGCATATGGAATAAAATCTAAATGGGTAGAGTTTTCTGATAAAGTTCTCGGTAATGGATTTAAATTTCATGATTATTACTCTTCTGTAAATAGGGAACATTGCAATTCTTTAAAAATTAATAAAGATACAACTATAAATGAAATAATAAATAGTTTTGAACAATATGATTTTAATATAGACTTAAGAAAATTATTTAATGCCTGCCCATTTAAACAAATATCTTGAGGTGTCTTTAAGCAACGAAGAAGTTGCTGATCGTGTTAAATACTGCATAAAAACAAATACTCCTTTTTGTTTATCCAGAATTGGTGATGCAGAAATTCATATAATAAACAACAATGTTCCGGACGCCCTTAAAAATAAAATAGCAAAACTATGGAATTTCGACATTTTGCAGTTCGACAGTATGCGAGAAATATTTTATGATCATTTGGTTACATGTCTTAAATATTCTGACATAGTTGGTATTATGGATTTTAATAATAAAGTTTGCCAGAAAATGAAATTTAAAAAAGAGCAATGGTCTTTATCATTAGATGCTTTAAAAAAAATGAATATAGATATTCCAATTTGTTGTGATCATCAGTTACCAAGATCGAGATTATTTGGTGATCCAAATAATTTTAAAAATATAATATCTGGTGTTCCAATTAATATAATTACGCCAAATTCTAATATAAATGTTAATAAAATTTGTAATTTGTTACAAACTGATGTTTCTGTCACAATTGTTGATAATGATCGACAAACTATTATAAATAAGTTAGCACATATAAATGAAAATGTTGTTTTGTACGGAGTTAGTATAACTGCGAAAGATTTAGGTGTAATATTAAAAAGGCAAAACAAAATAGCTATAGATTTCGGGGCGACGTTAGACGCATGGGCCGGAATAGAAAGTAGACCTTGGTTTAAAAATGGAAATTTACAGGATTATTGTGTTATAAAATGATAAACTATATACAGAAAAAAAAGATAAATTTTAATTTAGTAGAAAAGTATTTAGATAATTCAAAATCTATTAATCAATATACAAATAATGGGCCAGTAAAAAGATTATTGGAAGATAAATTATCAGAAATGATAAATTTGCAAGCAGGTAAGAGAGTTTTGTGTTCATCAAATGGTACAACTGCATTGCATGCATTTATGTTTTGGTATGATTCTATTAATAATACAACAAAAAGATGGGCAAGTCCAGCTTTTACTTTTCCTTCATGCGTAGTTAATAGAGCTTCAACTAATATACACGATATTAATAGCAATACGTATACAATAGATGAATATTATTCAGAAAAATATGATGGTATTATAATCACAAATTTATTTGGTACTGTAATTAATTATAAAAAACGTGGCGGATTATTGATGTATGATAATGCTTCGTCTTTTATGAGTAAAGATAAATTTGGTAAAAATATATGTATGATGGGAGACGCTTCTTTCAGTTCACTCCACCACACAAAAACTTTAGGTTTCGGAGAGGGGGGTTTTCTTGTCGTCGATAGTTATCTTTATGATGAATTACAAAGAATATTAGGATTTGGATTCAACGATCAAAGAGATTATAAGATTCTATCGTCAAATTTTAAAATGTCAGATGTTTCTGCCGCTTTCATTTTACAACATTTAGAATCTTATAATATAGATAAACATTTAGAAATACAAAATAAATTTGTAAAACTATTCAATGATAAACAATCTTACGAATTATTTAACTATTCTCAGGGTGTATTTTATGGAAATTTGCCGGTATTGTTTAAAAAGCCTGCAAATATAAAATATTTCAGAGATAGAGGAATAGAAGCAAACAAATATTATAAACCTTTAATACCATTTACTAATTCAGTTGATTTATACGAAAGAATTATCAATTTCCCCTTACACGAAGATATTTCAGATAATGATATAAACTTTATAATGGAATGTATTGAATCATATGATTCTTGTAACTGATATACTATTTCCTTGTAAATATGGAAAATGGAGAATAGAAGAGAGTAAGGCTTTTATTGATAGATACAATGCAGATTTCTTAGTATATAAAATCGACTCATATTCTAAGATAAACTATGATTTTGACTATGATGAAATGAAAGAATATTATGGTTTAAATGACTACAATATATTAATTTTTGATCAAAAATATAATCATTTAAATAAGTTTAATACAAGGATAGATGGAAAAAGATTTAATACTATCAATGGGTTTTCATATTTATTTACTAAAAATGAAAATTTTGATATAAAAAATTATAAGTACATATATCATATATTTCTTTCAATGTATGAAAAATTTAATAAATTCTTTAAAGTAGAATATAATAAACAATTTATACATTTATATCCTGGTGGGGGACTCAGCGGAAAAAATGCGATTACGAAAATACATAAAGATGCAAACGTCATATCAACCAGTCCTATTACTACTAAATGGTTGAAAGAGGCTAAACACGAAAATTTTATAGAGGTTTTGGGTGGCACTTTATTACCCAAAAATAATATAGTAATTCCTAAACAAAAAAATATTAAAACTCTAAGAGTGTGCTTCAGTTCAATGGGCGATCCAGAACAAAAAGGTGCTTTTGTTTATAGATCTGTCGTAGAGCAATATAAAAAAATGTTCCCTCAACACGATATAGAGTTTATCTCAATAGGAAATGGGGTGCAATCGAAATATATTAAATCGTATAAACCAATGTCTGTTAAAGATTTAGATGAATTTTATTCTAAAAATGTAGATATTATAATAAATTTAGAAAACGGAAAAGCATATAATGGATGGCCATTAGGTTGCGAAGCAATGCTTCAGGGCGTAGTGCTTATCACAACAGATATCTATAATTGTAAAGATCATTTTAAATATACTGATGATATGATTTTTATAGTAAATAAAAACGATGTTAATAATATTATAAAAATTATTCATAATCTTTACAATGACAGAGATAAGTTGTTGTCTATGTCATTACTACTGCAAAAACATGTTAATAATATATTATCATACGAAAACCAACAGGCTAAAATTTTTGATTTTATAGATAATAGGTTTTATTCATTAGCAATTAGCACATATAGAAAAATTGTTCCAAAATCTTTTACTGATAATACTGTTTTTAAAGTTAAACAAAAAGTTAATCCATTTTTGACTTATGACAATGTAAAAATTGAGAATGATAATATTAAAAATTTAATTTTTAACAGCATTAAAAATAATATTCCAATATCATTAGCTAGATATAATGATGGGGAATGGATATGCATGCTTAGAATAAAAGAAAAAAATGCATATAATATCCATAGAGTTAAATGGGATAAAAATGCCGAAGAATTCATGGATAAATTTGTAACGCCAATTATTAAAAAAGTTCCATATTATGTCGGTATTAGTACAGAAGTATTAAAAAAGGATTACATGGTTGAAAATATATTTGAATACATAAAGGATTTAAATTTGTTTGATGGTGGTTTATTTTCAAGATGGCAAATTGACGGAACTATTTTTGAATTATTTGAATTATTAAAAAATAAAAAAGTTATAATAGTTGGACCAGATTATTTAAGTAAACTTAATTCTCATTTAAATTTTATTCATATTGTTACTGAAAATAATTTAAATCTTAATAGAGTTTCAATGATTAAACCTTATAGTGTCAAAGATACATGCGCAGTTGTGAAACAGTACCCTTTGTTATTACAAAAATTACAAGAATGTATTGAAGATAATTGTGTTGTGTTATATTCTTGTTCGTTTGCCGCTAAAAGATTGATTCATGATTTTCATAATAAAAATATAATACAATTAGATATTGGTTCAGCCTTTGATAATTTGTGCGGATTGCAAACTAGACCCTGGCATTTCTTTTGAAGAATATATTAATTTGTAGTATAGGATCTCATATGATTAAAAAATAAATTAAGAAGGAAACAGGGTTGTAGTTTTTGATAATTTTAGTATTGGAAATTATAAATCATTTTTACAATTGGAATAAATTGTCAAAAATATCATTTCAAATCACAAATATATATTATTAATTTATCACTTAGTTTTTCATTAATTTTTTCTACTATTGGCAGGACATCGCTGTTCCAATTAAGACCGCCTAGACCGCATCCTATTCTAGTCATATATAAGTCTAGCCCCCGATCATTACATTCGTCTACGCAACGTTCTACGCATCGCCTAATAGCATTAGGAGATGCGTAACGAACATTAGGTTTATTTCCATAATATTGTTGCGTGAAACAATTAGCTACAAATAACGATTCTGATATTTTTACAAATAAAACTTTACCAAGTAAATCGTTCGTATTGCATTTTTGTTTATAAGAAATATATTCTGAGAAAACATTTGGCCATTTATTTTTTATACTTAATGCTACACCAGCGCCCATTACAAACTGACAATTTACTCCGTGCGCAACAATACCATTTTGTACAGTTGTTATATCTAACTTTTTATATATAATCATAAAGACCCTTGAAATAACTGTGAAGTGTTTCATATACTTCTTTGTTATGGTATATAGTTTCTAATGCTTTTTTTATACGCCAATCATCTTGAGGAAGCATCTTTTTTATATCAATATTATTTTGTGTTGCAAATAAAAAACAAGTGTTTATTATTTTTACTAAATGAGATAATTCTTCTGCGTTTTGGTTAAAATTACGAGTAGATCCAATTATAATAAAAGAACAAATGCATATATTTTTTATAGTTTCAAAGTCTTTATCTTCAAAATATTTGTAAATATACCCTTTCATTGAAATTAATGCCTCAAGTATTCTTTTCCTGTCATAACTGTTACTAAAAGACAATACTTTTTTGTAATGATTATACCAATGACTGTTATTTTCTAATGGTATTCCTATAGTATCGTTTTTATCTACATAAAGACAGATACTATCGCTTTTTTGTTGATTTTTTATATCTATGCTACTGAGAATTTTAGTAAATTCATCTAATACTTGTTTTTTTACTGACTTATTTTTAACAATAGTAACAATTACATTCCTTCTTGTTTTTGCTATATTTGGTTTTTTAATGTAGTCAATAACACCTTGATTGTTATTAGATATCAAAGCAACAATTTGTTCATCAGTGAAGAATGGCATAAAATAATTCATATATTCTTCATTTTCTAAGATACATTTTACATATTTACTAAGTATTTTATCATTGTCAGAAATAACACTTCTAGTTTTTTCTTCATTTTTTTCCTGGAAGCATTTTTTTATTCTTTCAACAAAAGACCCATTATCAATAATATCAATTAATTCTTTTGTATTGACTTCCTTGGGTAATACCCAATTCAAATCGCCACCAAGTTTTAGTGTGTTTAGCGCCATGTCAACTCGCCTTGGTGAAACTAAATTTTTTTGTATTTTCGGTAAAGCATTCCACCATTCTATAACACGATCGGCATATTCTGGATATTTTTCTTTAAAATATTTTTTGTTCAGTGTGTACGGTACTGTTATTTGAAAATGAAATCTATCCATTTGTGCAGGATCTATTTTCTCAACACTATATACCTTACCAGTGTCATCTTCATCGCTTGGATTTATAGCAGCCCATACCAATTTTAATTTATTAAATTTTTTTCCATTTATTGATTTAAATTGAATCAATTCCATCACAGAATTTTGAATTTTTGAAGGCGCCCTGTTATACTCATCTATAAATATAGCTTCTACATCATCATATGCGAATGCTTTTGGACGAATTAGATCCAAATATTTAATCCCGTCGTCTCCTGTTACTTCATGGGGGACACCAACAAAATCTACCCATGGATCCATGGTTGAAGCTGAATAATAAAGATACTTTAAACCTAATTCCTCAAACACACTTTTAACTACTGAAGTTTTTCCTACACCTGCATGTCCTATAAGTATTACATTTAATTGGTTTTGTGCTGCAAATTTTAGTTTATTTTCTAAACTACTCATAAGGGCTTCCTTTTACTTGAGTGGAAAACATGATAACATGAGAGAAATGTAGGGATCAACTTATGGAATTAGAAGAAAAAGTAGAATTGTTAAGAAGTTTACAACCATACGGTAACATGTACTATACTTTTTTAAATATGAGTAATATAAAATTTACGGAAGAGATCCCAACACTTTCAATTTCTAGAGAAGCAGAAACCGAAGAACATTATTTATTAAAAATAAATCCAAAATTTTGGGAGTCTTCAACGAAAATACAAAAATTATTTTTTATAAGCCATGAATGCCTACATGTAATGCTATCACATTTGACTAGGCTTCGTGAAATGGCTAAAAATAAAAATTTTAATATGGAATTGATGAACATTGCTGCTGATTTATGCGTCAATGAGATTTTAATAAGGCATTATAAATTTATTAGAAGTGATGTTGACATTGACAATACGTTGATTTGGCTGGATAAAGTTTTTCCGGATCAGGAAGTTCCATATGGAATGAATATGGAATACTACTATGATTTATTGATGAACAAGCAAAAAAATATGGATAACCCATTATCAGTATATGGAAAAATGGCAGATGACCATGGAAGTTGGTTTAATCTATCTGATGATGTGATAAAAGAAATAATTCAACAGCTTGACAAATCAGAATTAGAAAAATTAAAAAATTTATTAGATAATTATTATAAAAATAATAAATCAAGTAATAAATCAAAAGATAGTGCTTATGCATTTCTAATACAAGAATTAGAAAACAAAAAAGTTGTAAAAAATAAAAAATGGGAAACTATCATACATAAGTGGGTTAAGAGTAAACTCATGGAGACAGAAAGCGAACATTATCAATGGGCCAAAAAGAATAGGAGGTTTGTAACATTAGGTAAAAATTTCTTTTTACCAACAATATCTGATTCTATTAAAAAAGAAAAAGAAAAAATTACAATAGCGTTTTTCTTAGATACATCTGGATCATGTCACCAATACGCACAGCGCTTTTTTGACGCTTCAAAAAGCGTACCTTTAGATCGTTTTGATGTTAGATTTTTTTGCTTTTCCACTTATGTTAAAGAGATTGATTTAAATAAAAATAAATTGCCCATGGGTGGCGGAACTAGTTTTTCTATTATAGAAGAGTCAATTCATAAAAATTTTAAAAAATATCCAGATGCGGTATTTATTATAACTGATGGCTATGGAAATTGTGTTTCACCAAAGTTTCCTACAAGATGGTTTTGGTTTCTTACTGAAAATAATAAAAGCTGTTTTCCAAACACTTGTAAAAGTTTCTTACTTAAGGATTATGAATAAAAAAGGGACATTTTCTAGTCCCTTTTTTATTACTCAATAAAATGATTGTCATTTACTGATCTTATATCATTTCCAACTTTGCGAAATCTTTTTAGAAAATCTTTCTCTGGAAGAGTCTGAAGATCATAATTTTCGGATTCTACTTCAAATTTATAAAAAACTGTCACACCATCGTAATCTACTACATCAACATATAATCTATTAACAACATCATAATATTTTCTATGTCCTATGATTACTTTTGGTGGATTATATTTACTTATTTTTAAAGTTTTATATGCCAAGAATAAAATAATTGTTGAGACTATAATTAAGGCTAAAATGTTATCCATGATAATTCTCTTTTAATATATTTATGTTTTAAACCAGTTTTGTAGGTCTGAGAAACCGCCTATATGTGTTTCATTAATAAAAATTTGTGGAACTGTGTGAATTGGTTTACCAGCTTTTTCTTGTATGAAGTTTTTATCTATTCCATTTTCACCAACTTTATATTCTGTAAATTGCACCCCATTTGTTGTCAATAAATTTTTTGCCTTAATGCAATAGGGACAACCATCTTTTGAAAAAATTTCTACTTTCATTGTTTCTCCTTTTTTATTTCTTTAAAACTTTTAAAGACGTTCTTTCATAGTCTATAGTTTTCATCATTTTAATTGTTTCTTCAACTGAATTCAACCTTGTAGTTAATGAATTTGAAGTTTCACTAAAATAAAATGTAATCTCGTATGTTTTTGCATTTGTGTCAACAGCTATGTTATATAGTATGATATACTGTCGGCATCAATATTTATCATGCCGAAATCTGTTTTTTATTTTCATTAATCTCTATCCTTATTTTTTTTACTAGGACGTCCAGGTTTTTTCTTTTTCTTTGCGATTTCTTGCACATCTTTAATAGATAATAAATTATCTCTTCTGCCCTTTTCTGGTCGTTGAGCATCGAGTTCCCCATTCATTATCAGTTGACGTATGCGCCCCATAGTAACGTTAAGACGTTTAGCTGCCTGAGCAGTAGTCATTTTACCATCTTCTGGTGGAGGAGCTTTATTTAAATCTCTGTTTTCATCACGTTTATTTTCTGTAATTATATCATTTAATTTCATATGCTGTTAGAACCTCAAACTGTATTTATATAATTGAATGATGTTTTAATTGGATTCTTAATATCAACAAATATTGTATTACGATCAACAATAAATCCGACCTGTTGTATAATATATCTTGAAGGTGTTTCGCTTACTGATGCATCTTCACCTAAGTATAAAGGTGAGCCAGAAGGTTTAGAAAAATTCCATCCTAGAGTATCGTACAAATATCCGTATTTTACATAATTCACAATATCGCCAGAAGCGTGACTATTTTGTGTTATGCCATTACATTCTAATCCATTTTTAGCTAATTTGCAGTATTTATAATTTTTATTATCTATAGAGATGCAGCGGTGTTTTGGAATAGTTTCCATACATTTTGTTATATTTAAATGTTGATCTATTTTTCCTATATAACCATTCTCTATGGTCAATTCAGATTCTGTTGTTAAGAATTCTTGTCTATTTTCTTTTTTAATGGGTCTTCTATTGTCATCAAATAAAATCATACCAGAATAATTTCTAGTGGCTAAATTGAAATTGGAACCAACATCATAACATTTTAAAATTGCAGATTTTCTATATTCTCCAACAAAAACTCTTATTACTTCTTTCCATGAATTTAACCCTGGTCTTTTTTCATACATTTTTCTGGATTTAAATTCAAAATAATGTTGACCAATTTCAGCATGAAGAGGCAATTTACCTATAGATTTTGGTGGCAAATGTGTTTCACCAAACGATACTGAGGCCGTATTGATATCAATATCAACATATAGATAATAATCTTTTAATTTGTTAAATGGACCTACCCAAGCATTTTTTATAACATCAGAATGTATAGTTAGATAATTAGATAATCCATGTGAAAATGTTAATATTAATGGTGCTGTAGTGCAATTGAGAGTAACAGATTTTCCATTTTTAATAAGGAATGGTATGATTGGCTGTTTTTGCACTATTCCATTACAAAAATTTAATAGCATTTATTCATTCACTATTTTATTGAACTGTTCTTGTGAACTAACAGTTACACAATTATAATTATCTATTTCATATTCATTAAGCATTTTACGTTCGCCATATACATCAATATAAGTATATTGAGTAACACCAGTAGAAACAGATTGGAATGTATTTTTATTATCTTCGTAATATATTATTTTGTCTTTTTTATCATAAATGTTTGTACATGCTATTATATTTTTGTTATAATCTAGTGTTACAGTTTGTTTGCAACTAGTTAGAATTAGTAATAGCAATAATAAATAAATACGCATTTACGTAGACCTTTATGATTTATTTATAAAAGTTACAGCCAACCAATAAACTATTTTTATTTACAATAAATAAGACTAAAAGTTTAACACCACTATGAAAAAAAGTATAAAACAATGGACAATAGGAGGATCATGGATTTTAATAGGAATCATTATATTAATGTCCGTACTAGTCTTCAGTGACATGGACGAAAAAAATTTTATACAAAGCAATAATACAATTTTACAAACAACAAGTACAAATTTTCCAATAGACTTTCAAAATCATATGTCATCAAAAGTTATAATGTATACTGATTTATCCGTAGATCAAACGAATATATCATTTGATATTAGTAAAGAATATCAGAATTCTTTCGACCTATACAAATCAAAAGTTTTTATGGAAGAAAAAGATTATGCAAAATCTTTTAAAGATTTTATTGAAAGTATTGGATTTTCTATAGATAAAGAAGGAAGAATTTTAGATGCATCTAAAAGGACTGTAGATCCATCA